GAATCCTCAAAATATACCAACGGATCTCCCTGATAATCATTCAAATCCAACACAATCGTATCATCGTCTCGGATTACATCGGCAGTATTGATCGTCGTAATATCATCCACTGTGGTACCGAATTCTAATCGATATCCAGTATTGGATGCATGTCCCACATTGAACAAATATTGTTCTCCTGCCACAAACGACAATTGCATTTGATTATAATACGTGCCATTGGCAGTGGTCGAAAACGCATATACATTTTCTCCAAGTGAATTTTGAACTACTTTCACATAATATACCAATCCAATACTCGAAAAGGCTCCGCCCATTCCTCCATGATTCGTACAATAATAATACAAATCCGGGGTCGAATCAGTGGCATGGATCAATGTGTATGCATTAATCGATCCCGGGGTGCCATTGACCACAATCCCTGTAGTATATTCCGTTCCACCAGTCGCATGTGTGCCATCCTCAGTTTCACTAAACCTAAGTGGATGTGTGGCATTGGTCGGATCGCGTTGATCAAACACGTAAATTCCAGGGTTCATCAACAAAAACGGTGTTTGTTCCCCGTTTATATAGAATTTCCCACCAGCTGCTGACACCATATAAATGGTCGCTTGACTATGAGGTTCTAGTAATTTTTGATTCGTATATTTCATCAATGTTTGTTGTTGTTTCGGTTTCAAAAATCGGTTGTATAATCCGAAAAAACCGATATCCATGTTGCGTTTGTACGACCCCGCATGATCTGTGCCAATCACAAATGGATTCGTCCCGCTTTGATCGAAAGTGGTTAAAATATCCACAATGTTATGATCGCCAAACGAGGTATCCAGAGTGCCTAAAGAGTTCATGGCGTTGTCGTAGACATGCGTTTTAAGAACACGGGGTGTTTCAGGAGCTACCTGAAAGAACACGTGATGATACTGATTCAGCGATAAATCGGATGTTTTAAACATTGTGTTCTATATATAATAGAATACAATTTTGATTTTTCAGGTGGACTAAATGATGGTAATAATCATGGTAAGTTATTATACAATGGGTAAGTTATTATACAATGTTTGAACATCATCAGCAGAAAGGACTTTGTTATAAATTCGAAATTCACTACAATCATAATCCATATTAGAATTAGAATCTTCTGCGCCTATTCTAAAATATTTATACCCACCTGTACTACTAATGCTAGATAAGAAAGTACTACCTGAAGATGTAATAGTTTTATCTACATCACCATTATGATAAAAAACACATTCGGAACTTGAAACAGTAAATACATAGTATCCGGTTGTTGCAGTTGTACTCGAAATATATTCAGGAAGCATTCCTCTTCCTCTAAAACCACTATTCCATGTCATATCACACGCTTTATCCGACGTTTGAAATGTTGTAATTTGTATAACTCTATCCCAACCCGAAATGCCAGTTAATATACGAAACGCAATCGTAAACCCATTTGTAAAATCATATTCATTATTGATAAAATACATTACATTCTTATTATTTAAATTAAACACTCCGTTTGTAAATGTAGAACCAGAATCAAATGTATCATACATACTATTGTTAATATTGTCACTCAAGTTATCAATTTGATTTCCAGTAGGTATACTACTAATTCGAATGTTACTTACAGGTGACCCACCCGCATAATTTGTGACCCAGTTAGTATAATTTGTCCCATTATTTGTCAATTGACTTTGTGGACTAATATATATGACTAAATTTGTTTAAACTCTCAAATCCGTCTTATTCACCTTTGTCATGACTCCTTTATGTTGACTCGTGGTCAAAAACCGGTTATAAATATCAAAATACCCTATATCCATTGGTATAAACTCTGTACCGGACGAATTTGTTCCTATTACATATGGATTTGCGCCACTTTGATCTAAGATTTGCAGTGCTTCGGATACACTAAATGGTCCAAATGAGACATCGAATGTTTCTATTAAATTCTTGCTATTGTCATATGTATATGTAATCATGGTATTGGGATTTTCTTGAGACACTTGATAAAAAGTATGATAATACGTATCTTGTGCCAATGATTGGGTGGCTCTATTGGCAAAAAAATTATAACTATAATCCGTCATTTACTATACATACACCTCATATTTTTGTCTCGTTTGAAAAAACACATATAAAGGTATGTTCATCGATACACTCATACATGTCTACACAAAGAATTATCAGTTTTGATGTGGGGATCAAAAACATGGCGTATTGTATTTTCGACGTTTTGTCTCAAGATCCGAATCAGAAACCGAAGATCACCATCATCGACTGGAACATACTAAATCTTTCTAAATCATCTACTTCTATAAGCACTACTACAGATCAACCTACGTGTATGCACGAGATTCCTGTACCGGGTAGTAAAAAAGGAAAAAAAGCAGGACCTCCTAAAACCAAACCATGTGGAAAGAAATCGAAATACCACAAAGACGGATGTTATGTATGTGAGAAACATGCCAAAGTGTCTCAAAAATGGATGATGCCTAAGAAAGAGTATTTAGAGAAATCGTTACAAAAACTAAAAATAGAACCTCTAAAAGCCTTTATCAAAAAAGAGAATTTTTATTTTTTCTCTTCTCTCCCGGATAAGCTCAAGAAACAGGACTTGATAGACAAAGTGGTCCAACATTTTAAAACACGATGTTGGGAAGAGAATCCTGTCCCGAAAAAGGAGACAAGTGCCAGTCAATTGGATTTAGTCTCTATTGGTCGGAATTTACACCAACAATTGTCTCAGAATCCTTATGTAAAAACAGTGACACATGTTGTCATTGAAAACCAGATCAGTCCAATTGCGAATCGTATGAAGACTATACAAGGGATGTTGGCGCAGGTTTTCATTTTTCATGATATTCCAGTCATTGAATTTGTCTCAAGTTCCAACAAACTAAAAGATTTTGTGAAAGCGATGGATGAGACAAAAGAGGGCGGAAAAGAGGGTGGAAAAGAGGGTGGAAAAGAGGGCGGAAAAGAGGGTGGAAAAGATGGCGGAAAAGAGGGTGGAAAAGAGGGTGGAAAGGAAAAAGGGGGAAATGGAAAAGGAGTCTATAAGCAACATAAATCGGATGCGATTGTGTTTTGCAAACAGTTTTTAGCGCAAGATTTTGAGACAAAATGGACCGACTATTTCCAAACCCATGGAAAAAAGGATGATTTAGCCGATTCGTTTTTGCAAGGAATCTGGTACATGAATAAAAAAATAATAACAAATGCGTACAACTTAAAAATAAATAATGTAAATACACCATAATTAAGGATGGAAATTGTGGATATCGATTTAGACAGTATTCCAGTAAGTACTGAACCGTCTGGTGCATCAAATTTCGGAACAGGAATCGAACTTTTGATGAATGAAAAAAACAAGGCATCTACCAAATCAACCAAAATAGATTTAGAAGAATTAGACAATTTGGAATCCGAATTGAATGATTTGTCTCAAACCGGTCCTTCGATATCTTTAGGAGGTTCTGGAGGAAGAGGTACAGGAGAAACAAAACAATTAAGTGGACTGAGTGGATTTTCAAATATGTTTAATTTCGGTGACTCAAACGGAGGATCATCAAGTGGTCCTGCTCCAGCACCTGAACCAGCGGCTTCCTCGTTTAATTTTTTCGAATCCGATTCAAATGTTGGAACTGCTACAAAAGAAAACGTAGGTGGCGGAGCAAGTACATGGGACGGCTTTTCCAAGATGGGTGCAGAACTTCCAAAAACGTCTAGTGCATCCGCTCCGATGACAGAACGAGAGAGACGTCGTAAGAAACGTTTGATGATAAAGAAACTCGAAGAATGGCAGGCAAAAGGAACTTATACATCTTCGAGTCATTTTGACATGGATTCCAATTATGAAGAAGTAGAGGACGAGTACGAAGGAGCTTTAGAGGAAAAGCGTAAAAAAGACAGTATCAAACTTCAAGGTTGGTGGTTTACAACCGTTGTAAATACAATGGAATATGGAAACGCACTATTAAACCCATTCGATTTAAATTTGGATGGCTGGGGAGAACAAGTCAGTGAGGACTTAGATTCATATGAGGAAATATTTGCGGAATTACACGACAAATATAAAGGAGGTAAAATGGCACCGGAAGTATCACTCTTGCTCAGACTTGGATTTTCCGCAGCGGTGGTTAACATGAGCAACAAGATGCTTAGTTCTGCAACACCTGGATTCAATGATGTAATCAAACAGAGTCCGGAATTAATGAAAATGTTTACCAGTGCTGCTGTAGATACTATGAGTCAACAGAATTCTGCATTCGATTTTGCGAAAACGATGATGAATCAAGATGAACCGGTAAATACCAGACATGGACCACCACCTGCCCCGATGGAAACAAAGACACAAGCCCCACCCCAGAGACCTGGCCAAATGGGACAAATGCAATTTACTCAAGCCCCTGGAAATCGTCCTGATATTTCAGCAAGCCGAAATACACCCATGTTTCGTGAACAAGGAGTAGATTTAACCAGTCAATATAATATCAATCAGAGCGACTCGATTATTCCACCAGCTGCAGCACCAAAACGACCTGAAATGCGAGGACCACAAACAACAGATATAGATCAATTGTTATCTGGATTGAAAACGAAAGGACCCGAACCACCACAAAATATAAACATGGTTCAACAAGAACCGATAGTAGTGGAGAATTTAGGCACAAGTAATGCAAATGAATCGGTCATTAGTCTTTCATCTCTACGAGATATGGACAATACAGAAATGCCGAAACGGGTGAAAAAACGTCAAAACAGGTCGGATAAAAACACTGTTTCATTAGATATATAAATACTTTTTGTGTGATTATTTATATATGCTTCCATCGAACAAGTACTATAAAGTTATCAACGATATGAAAGGTGTTGCAAGTTTTGACATGGGTTATTTATTATTTAAATGGCTATGTGTCATTTATGTCTGGAACTACAAAATATATAAAATCGTTAAACGATTGTTTGAAAGGACTGTTTATCAAGAACCATTTGAACCACATTGGGTCAATTTCTTAGAATTAGAATACCATATATATCGTTACCAGAACAGTGATTCATATTTTTTATTTGATAGTCTCGATGTGGAAAGACGTAAAGAATATTACAAAAAATATTGCGAATTACAACAAAATAAACTAGATAAAAAAAACAACACAATCGAAACGTTATTTGTGATGAAAACTACAAATCAGTATATTTGCAAGTTGTGGAATGAAGAGAAACAAACGTCTATATTGGATGATTCTTATGATGATTCTTATGATGATTCAAATGTAGAGTTTTTATTGGTAGAATATAATCACCCCGATATGAAAGACACGATAGAACTGGATATTCCATCAGGGTTTTATGTTTGTAACAATGAATTGTTATCGGCTGCGTTTGTATTGAGACTTCTCGAAAAACAATCACAAAAATATATTTACGACGATCGGTATTATTTGACACTTTTAGACCAAAACATGGAAAAGAGTTCTTTAACAATTCACAATTACATAGAACTAGAAAAGAAAACGTTTGATATAAAACAAAACAAAGTGATCACACACTATATAGAATATGAAAAAATACAAAAAGAGTTAGACGAGTGTGAAACTACATTTTTTCCATCATTGTATTTTGAAATAATCAATGCGGTTCAGTATTTTGCATGTTTCATATATCTATTTTCATTTTTTGATCATTTCATGCAATCTGGTCAGAAAGTGAACAGAATTACAGATGAAAAAAGAGAAGAATCAGAAGAAGAATCTGAAGAAGAACCGGAATCTGACAAAGAAGATCATTCAGATACAAGTTCACATTCTCATGAATCTGAAAATAGCCATTCATTTGAAATAGTAGATAACAAGAATATTTAGAATAAAATATCATATGAATATATAGTATGGCAAATACAGCAAAAAAGAGAATGAAGCAGAAAAAAGGATCTTCGTGTCGAGGACGCGACAAGAAAAGTTGCTATCATCCGTGCAAATACATAGTTACAAAGACAAACAAAAAGTATTGTCGTTCGGTTTGTCCAAGAAAGACGAAAGGCAAAAAGAAAGCAAGTAAAGGTAAAAAGAAGGCAAAGAAAGCAAAGAAAGAGTCTGGAAGTGATTCTGAAGAATCCGCCGATTCGAGTCCAAGTATGATGGATAACCTAACAGGAATGTTTAGTTCTACTACAAATGAATCAGAAGAACCTACCAGTGAAACATTAGGTAGTGAAGATACCACTAGTTCAGAAGTATCAAGTCCAGAGGAATCAGCAGATACCGGATCTACAGAAGAATCTGAAGAGAAAGAAAAGCCAGAAGAAGAAGAAGAAAAGCCAGAAGAAGAGAAATCGGAAGAAAAGCCGGAAGGGGAAGAAGAGGTAGAAAAGCCTGCAAGTGGGGGGAAGAGAAAGAAACGTTCAAAGAGGAACAATAAAAAATAAACAATATAAAGATTTTACCTTACCTAAGTATATAGGGTGGATTATTTTCAATGGAGCAATATCAAGAAGACCCCTCTTCTAAAACCTTGTGTAGTCAACATATGTTGAATGACAAATGGGTTTTATATCACCATTTACCATCTAACAAAAACTGGACATTAGCTGGATATAATGTATTATTAGATGACATTGATACGGTGGAAAAAGTCATTGCGATTAATGAACATACACCTGAAAAAATGATAAAATATTCCATGCTTTTTTTGATGCGCAAAGGTATTACTCCTTTATGGGAAGATCCACACAACCGCAACGGCGGTTGTTTTTCATACAAAGTCATTAACAAATTTGTCGAACAAGTTTGGCGCCAAATGTTTTATTTAACTTGTGGCGAAACACTAGGTGCGAATGACTCGTACAGTTTAAGTATAAACGGGATTACAATATCACCTAAAAAAAATTTCTGTATAATTAAGATTTGGTTAAAAGATAAAAATCACCAAGATCCAAATATGATTCAATTAGTAGAACACTTAACAAAAAATGGAGTTATGTTTAAAACACACGGAGAATCTTAAAATGTTTTTTCTCGATTTGAAGATACATTTTTACACTTTATCACACATGATTAGTATATTTATTTTTTAAATATGTCCATACTGATGGATTTTGCAAGAAATATTGACAATTCTGTAATGTCAATGCAAACGAACAACTGGAATGTCCTGTAAATCCAATATTCTTGGATATTTCATTTATTCTTGGATCTGTACATGTCGAAAATCCACCAAATGGATCGTGGAAATTTTTCACAAAATCCTCACATTCGGCATATTTGATGGCATTCATGGCATCACTTATCATAATATAATCTTGCTTGTTGTAATTGGACATCTTTACCAATGATTTTCACAAAAACGTTACAAAAATATATGATTAAATTCAACAAAAAAGAACCCGATCAATTTTTCAGAAAAAGTACTGCAATTTTCTGGAATTTCGATTTTGAAAACCATCTCTAAAAAAAATCGGTAGAAAAAGTACACTTTTCATTTTCTTAAAAACAAAACACTTTCTCAACCCCCAAAAAAATCAAAAATTGCAGTAATTGCAGTAAAATCCAAAATACCATTTCATTTTGTTTTGATAATTTGGATTTTACATAGATTTTGTATGGATAATCAATCCAAAATAACAAAAAAGAATATTGTTTTTTGTTATTCCAGGGTTTAAAATAGATATGGTGTTTGTTGTACAACCGGTAAACCTGTGACTGCTTCTTGTGCAACATATGCGGTAATTGCAATCATCGCCAACCGTCCATGTTTGATTTCCGCTGTTTCCATTTCTTTTTTGTTTCCTTTTGTTGTGTATAAATTCAATGGATCGAAATTGTAATTCCCAGGAACATATCCTTCCGGTTTTTCTGCATTCCAGAAAATCTCACCGTTATTCATCGATTTGTTTTCAAGGTATCCTGCAATAATCACACTCATCATAAGTATTCCAGATGCATATACTGAACTGAGTCCTCCATTTAAAATAGACGGAGCTTTGTCCCCCGTAGCAAGTATAGAATCTAAATGGAAAAAATCGGCGATACCTTTGTGCCACAATTCAGATAATGGCCAACCAACGGCGGCAAGCATGGCTAATCGGGAGTGTTTGATTTCGGCTTCTCTCATCCAATAAAGAGCATTTTTCGATTTGGAAAATCCACAAGGATCAAATCCAACATCTCCTGCAAGAGTCCCATCTAATAATGCGGGTGCCTTCATATTTACAATCGGGAGCCACTTTGCTTTTAAAGGGAGTTTTTTTTCGTATCTTGGAGGAATCAAGGGTTTCTCGGAATTTTCAGAATCTGTATTTGACATAGAGAGCCATGTTGGTTGTAAATACAATTTTGAATGGAGTTGAAAAGAACTGACCGTTCCAAGTAGACAAAAAAGAAGCGATAAATAAGAGTACATTTTACCTATAAACATAATACGTGAATTATATTTATACTGTTTTAAATTTATTTATACGATAATATTGATTGTAAACTATTAATACGATACAGGAGGAAGTGGCGACAAACAAAGACGAATATCACCCATGTTGGATCCAATATCATATTTCACAATGAGTGGTAGATCGTTTTGTAGGTAAATTTCCAAATGTTGAGACAAAGGGGTACATTTAATGAAATTATTCAAACTTTTTAATGAAAATTCGCCACACATTACAGTAGAAACTGGTGGTTTTTTGCGGAATTTAATCGAATCCCCTTTATCATCTAATTCGGACATGTTCGATTTCTGTTCTGTGCGGAAAATACGTGAACTAGCGAAAGGACCGGTACATGAAAAAATCAAATCATCTCCTACAGATTCGATCTTAATACGGTCGGAAAGTCCGGTCAAATCACGTACAATTTTCTGGAACCCCGAACTAGGCATATGAATAATCGCGGAATAATTGACTTCTGGAACTTGTAGTTCTTCTTCTTCTGGTTCAAACAATCTTAGTTTGTAGTTATTGCACTGTTGTATTTTCCCATTGTCGTATTGTAATCCCAAATGAGACACACTTCCGTCATGATAATCTTCCCTATCAATGTACATGGAAAAAAGATCATCATTCGATGTATTGGAAATCAGCTTAAATAAATGTAAACTGTTTGCACATACTACAATCTTATCTGGTATACATTCATGTTTTTCAAATTTAATTCTAACCGCAACTAACGTAGTGTGGTTTTTATCAAAATTAATGATTTTCATTCCAGATTTATCGACAATCATGGTAACATCTGGAACTAAGTCCTTTAATGCACTAAACAAATTACGAATCGGGGAAATTTGAATGGTTTGCATCGTCAATACATTGGTTGTTATATCCATTATTAAAATTATATAACAAACTCGATCGAAGTATTTATATATGTTTTTGAACGCATTTTTTATTTTGTTTCTTACAAGTTTTCCGGGCAAGACGCAATGCTTTACTTTTGGGGGTGCACCCTTTCGACAACAAATGAAAATCAGAAATACTTGCGTTGCCGCCACTAACCGCACTAGCTAAACGCGCTCGTGCCCAGGAATGTGCGGTTTGATTCGGACGCGACCCGCTACTATAATAAGCCCCTTTCCCTTTTTTGGCAATTTTCCGTAAAGTGCCTAAACTACATTTGGTTTTTCGAGCAAGCTCCTTGGATGGTTTAATCACACCAACTTTGTACATTTTTTTGGCGCGTACTACATGTGGAGATTCTTTGCTTTTAAAAGATTTTAGTTTGGGACGGTTTAGATAGTGTTTTTGTGTGTAGTTTTTTTTCAGTTTTTTTATATGTGTTTTTTGTGTTTTTTTGTCTCGTGGAGACAAGACTTTCGGAATGTAATGTTGCGGGATGTTCATATGTATATATTAGTCCTCATAAAAATCACACAGGTTCTTCATCTATATCTTGTTGTAATCTCGGGTAACTTGCAAATTGATTCGTCATAATCGCAGGACTATTGTAACAAACCAACGGTTCTTGTTTCTTGTGTTTTGAGACATATAAATGGCAATCCATTGCGGTTTCTTTCAAGAGTCTCAAAAATTGTTTGTTGACTTTCTGTTTGATTTGTGCGATTTCATACAAGTATTCATCTGTTGTGACGGTGCGCTCTTGACTCACATGACTCACATCATTCAACAATAATTCTTTGTAGCGGTCATCTTTCCGTTGATTGTTCGATAAAGTAGACAAATATACAAATACTTCCACCGTTCGCATTTCTTCTGGTAAGCCCATATGACTTTTAATACGACGTGCTCGACCAACTACTTGTTCGAGTCTCACATTATGCCAATAAGGTTCTGTTACATGAACATATCTTGTATTTCGCAAGTTAATCCCTTCTGCACCAGCCGATGTGATCATGAATAATTTAATTACGTTTCCATACAGATTGTTTTGGTATTTGGCGCGGATTTTATGGATCAATTCACGAGGATCTGATTTCCATGAACCTTGATCTACTAGATCCCATGTTCCGTTGTAGATATGTCTCACAATTTCTTTTTGTTCTTCATCTTCGGTTCCTGTATACAAAACGAACGCAGGTTTTTCGAGATCATCGTCAGATATATCTTCCATGACCCATTTGCCATCTGCACGTTGAATACGGAATTCACGCATCCCATTGGCTTCAAAAATCAATTTCAGTATACCGATTCCTTCCAAAGTACGGAAGTTACTGTATAACAAATGACATCCACGATTATTTGGATTTTTCAATCGATTCAATATTTCTAAAAATTTCGGACTATATGTTTGTAGTCCTTCTTGAGACAACAATGTATTCGCATTCTTTTCTAGATGATCTAAAGCAGCCTCAATGCGTTTTTGGTATGCATCGTCTGTGGATTCTACCGTTTCTTCATCAATTACATCTGTTTGAGAAGCGGGTGTTCCTTCGATCGATTTTTCATCTAACACCGCTTCATCCCCATCCTCATCCTTATCTACAGATCCGATTTTCTTTTTGGTAGGACGAGGTCGTTGTGGTGGATTGGGGAAAGCGAAATTACAAGAAGCACGTGAAAATATACGAAACGTGGAGGATGCTTCAAACAATTCGTTGTTATTGACTTGGTTTCTTTGCGCACGTTGAGCTTTTTTGTTTTTGCTTTCTTGGTCTCGTTCTTCTTTTCGAAATTTGGCATATTCGGTAAATTGATGATCACTCATTTCTACAATGACTTCATGATATGGTTGTTGGTTTTCATCCAATACAAATTTCGGCATGTATTCTTCTTTGGCACTTCGGAAATAAGACGTTAATCCCATAATCCGATTTCGTAGTGTATTGACGTGCAACAAATCTGATTCTTCCGCTGCTTTTCCCGCAATGTTTGTGGTATCTTTCAAGAAAATTTCTCTGAATTTTTCATCATTGTCTTCGAGACATTTTTCTTGCTGTAGTTTGGGTCTGACACCCGTTTTCATAGGGAGTCCATTGTCTGTTAAAATTTGGATGGTTTTCTTTAAAAATGTCTCGTTGTCCATGTTTCCAGTTCGATCTAATCGAACCCCATCATATAGAGGTCCTTCCCCTCCATGAAATTCCAGATCCATTACATCACCTCCTTTTTGTTTCGATTTTGCATCGTCTGAAGCCGGTCTATTTTTCCTTGTTTTATTGTTGGGTTCAGGGACTTCTTTGCGTGTATATTTACGTTTTACTTGTACAGGACCTTTTGTAGTTGTATTTACAAATCCAAATGGATTACGTGTAATGGTCAGTACATTGTCTCGTGAAATATGTACATAATCGAATGTTTTTAATCCATTGGCGTCAAACAATTTCATCAAGTATTCTTGATTTACTTTTTCATTGGTCCGTTTTTCTAGAGGCAAAGTCCAAGTATTGATATATCCGCGGATCATATTAAACATGACCGCCATTTCATGTGGACTATTAATAATCGGTGTTCCGGATAACATGACAATGCGACAATTTTCCGCACCCATCAACATATGATATAATTTGTAGTACACCGAGGTTTGGAGCTTTTTGTGTCTCAGTTTCCCTACAATTCGACTCACTAGATTATGAGCTTCGTCTATGATTACAACAGAATGATCAAATGGATTTTTCGATTTTCCTATTTCTAGATTTTGTATAATGGTGCTTAAATTTGGAGCATTGTAATGAATACTTTTGTATTTCCGTGTAATCATTTGTTGGATTTGATCTTGTAATGAGACTTTACTATCTGGCGACAAATTATCATAATTCGATGGTTGTCTCACATCCACCATCCAAGCACCTTTTTTCTGTTGAATGTATTTGGTAGACAATGTCAATGCTTTGGACAATTGGGGTACAAGATCAGGTCGACCTTCTACAGAGACAAATTCCCAATATTGTTTTTTCTTATACAGATCATCCCCGCATTTTTGTATTTCTTCAAAAAAATTAGTACGTAAAGAGGCAGGGGTCATAACAAAGATTTGTTTGGTGGTTTCCTTCATGCCTTCTGCAATGGCGATAGATGAACAAGAATTATGTGTAACGGTGAAATTTTCAAGTAAATATCGATGGTTTTTATCTACTGTGAAACCATAGTAGTCATCTTCACCTACATATTCTACTGTAACACCAGATACTAAAACATCTTTTAATTGTATGCGTATAGGAGCTTGTTTACGAAGAATTTTTGTTGGTATTTTTTCAATATTTTCACCAGAAATATTTATTCTAAATGCAGTACCTGTATTTTTTACATTGTTATAAACCCATGATGTTTTTTTTTGGTGTTTATAACAAGCAAATCCTAAACTGCGACATAAAAATAAAACATCATCCATAACTTTTTCATTTTTTTGGGTAAATTCAAATATATTATTATTTAAATGTCCATCACTATCTAACAATCCTGCTAATACTTGTAAACGAACTTCTCTTGAATTGTATTTGTATATATCGGGTATATGTTTGTTGTTTTTCAAATTTAAATCATTCAATACTTGAGTCATTTTATTCTGTTTGCATTTCATTTTATCGAATGTTTGTATATGATAAGAATATTTTCCAGCGTGAACAAGATGAAGACCATACTGTGATAAGTGTTGGTAAAAATAGTAAAGTACTTGTGAATCTTGTGTAGTTATAGATGCAGATCTAGAAGTTCCATCTCCGATCCAATAACCAATCATATATGGGTCAAAAGGGACTTCTTTATGTTCGAAATCTATACCAACTTTGTATCCTTTCAATTGTGATTTAAGTTTGTTAGACAATGTTAAATAATCTTTCACACTAATTTCAAGTATATTTGAATTGGTTATAGCTGTTTCACATATTTGTTTATAAAACATTTCTGCATTTTTTTGCTGCTTTTCTAAATCAGACGAATCCTTTTTGTACGTAAATGTTTTATAACAAAATACGTTGTTTTCAAGCCATCTTATGCAAAAATTAGTATTCACTTTGCCGTGATTTCTATATATATTTGGATACCCAGACATTTTCAAGCATAAGATGTGTTCTTGATTCACAGTATATGTTTCACCCTTTACATTTGTTACAGAATACATTTTGTCTCTGCCTCTTGCTAAGGACAATACACAACGAGGACTAGAATCATCTCCCATCAATAAATCCCCGACTTCAATATTTTCAACCAGTTTAGAAGTGCCATTTATTAGCATTATAGCAGTGCCTTTCGCGTGACATTTCCCCGCACCCAAACCATGGTACAGCAACAATCCACGATAAGGTGTATATAAATTGATATAGTCACGCACCGCTTTTTGATGTGTCAATAAAGAAAATTTTTCTGGATCTTCTGGCTCGGTCTCCGTATCAGTTAATACATCTTTACGATGTGCCGCAAACACTTCGTTGATTCGTTTCACAAACTGTGCGCGATTGTTCATGTAGTATGTTGATGCTTTTACAATCCGTTTTTCGGGTGGGGGAAGTTTGACTTCCAAAGATCCAATCGAGACATTTCGTAGATCCGGTGATTTTGCATCTATTTTTTTCTTGCGTCCTTTGGCAACAACAACTGCCTCTGTAGCCTCTCCATGAGCTACAAAACCTTCTTGTAGTTTCGCACTTTCAGTCAAATAATATCCATAATCACGTAGTACTTCCCGTAACCACATTAGCTCCAAAAAGTCTTCTTTCTTTTGTTTATTGATTCTGCGAACAAGTTTGGCATCTTTCGTCAAATACAACGTTTTCACCAAATCGATATGTTGGGAAAATTTCGCATACAATGCATGGTACATTTCCGTTCGTTTACGTTGTTCGAAATCAGTATCTGGTTTGTTTTTCTTGTTTTTTACGAATTTTTCAATATTGTCGAATGTTTTTAAAGATCCCGCATCGGGATGATTTTTGTATTGCGCATATACCATATAATGGTCCACATGAACCCATGTATGTCCTTCGAGTTGAAAAGGTTTATTGTAGTCATTACACAGTTGATATCGCCAATCAGTCATTTTTTCTAGTTCTGCAAAGTCAACCCCGAGTTTTTTCTCTGGCGCAAGTTGTTCGCCTGCGGCTTTACCTGCTTTGGCGGGTTTGTCGCTATGCGGACATACTACAAATACAGTAGGTTTGGTAGGATTATCTGGTTTCAATGCCAATGTTTTGTCTAGATCGAAAGATCCTTCGTCTGGTAGGTCTGTGGGTTCGATAGGTTTTTGTGGCAACTCTGCGGGAGTATCAATTTGAATACGTTGTTTCAATTTCTTGGCTTTTGCGACAGGTTCTACAATGGAATCGACCACATCATTCATGGATTGAACAGATTCAATGGACGCTTCCTTTTGTCTCTTTTCTATTTCTTGCATTTCCGATTGAATACTATCTTCTTCGACTTCTAAATCGGTTAGTTTTTCAGGGGAATACATGTCTGCATGACAATAAGTCATAAGCATTTTGTTTTTTTTCAATCGTTCTAACACTAGATTTCGATCGTACGTTTTGTTATTATCTGTAAGATTTGAGACAAGTACATGCAAAAATTTATTGGATTTGGATAAAGGGATTTCTTCTTGTTTTGTCTCATTGTTTTCAGATTCTACACCAGAAGGTTCATCCGTATTATCCGATTCTTTCCCAGGAATATGAAACCCTTCCATTTTTTTAGGTGTCATGGACAACTTTAATGCCTCCAGTGGACGAAATATTACTTCAGTCATCTTATATTATTAAACTATAATATAAGACCATAAAAAAGTGTTTAATTGATTCTACACATAAAAGATTCTAACATCTATAGTCTACTTAATCGTATGCATTGTGTTTTTGTTGTATTTTTCCAGTAATATCTTGGAAATCACTGTATGCTTTCAAATGCTGTATGGCTTCTTTACATGCCATTTGTTCAGATTGTTGTTTGATTTTATGAATGCCTTCACCTAGAAACAAATAGATTTTCTGATGTTTTGCCATATAATTATGTATTTCGCTAAACTTAGAAAAGCTTTGATACTTCATTGTTTGTCCATGTGATACACCATGGGTGGGTTGTCCTAAACACAAGTAAACACCCATATGATATCCATTTTCGGTATTGTGGACTTCGATTTCCATCAAGTGCGGAGTCGTTTTGAATTCGCTTTGTAGCAATTCTTGTAATGGTCGTTTGAAATTGTCGGATTGTTTGGTAATACGTGTCCAATCAATGTGCCGATCGAAAACACTTTCTACAAATAATTGAGCGACTTGAAATCCAGGACCACACTGAAACCATTGATCAAACCAATGGTCTTCGTCGTGAATAACGACTCGATTGAAATCGAGGAAAAGTGCACCTACAAACGCTTCAAATAGGCATCCTAGTTTTTTGTGATTTTGCCTCAGATTTTTTTGTTCTGTATGTTTGGAAATCATAAACCATTCATGTAGTCCGATTTCCAAAGCAATACGTCCAATGGTTTCATTTTTCACCAATTCAATTTTGGTATCAGTCATGAATCCTTCATCGGCTTTTGGAAATCGTTTATACAAATAGAATTTAGCGATGCATTCTAACACACCGTCTCCTAAGAATTCTAATCGTTCATTCGATTTCGTGTAGAGTGGATAACAATCATCCGGTTTCTCTACAATCAATATATTATTCATTTTATTCAACGCATCAGGACGTCGTATATATGATTTGTGGACAAACGCGCGTTTATACAAAGTGAAATTATGGATGTTAAGTTGAACACCATATTTTTGTAGAATTGTTTCTACATCATGGGAATTGATTTCTTTGTTTTGAGGATTGAAAGGATCGAAAATGTAGGTATCGACACCTCCTTTCGATTCAATGGTGATATCATCGTCTTTTTTCAACGAACCTTTAGAAACAGCTTCATTCATTTTGTCGGTTTGGAAAATCAATGAAAGGGAACTAGAACTGTTACTGTATATATTCTGAAATGTTTATATTGTTTTTGGTTATGCTTCAATTTTTCAGCAATTTTTCATGGGAGTGAGTTTAGGAATTTCCGTATACTGGAATAAAAATATATTTAGACAGTATATATTTGATTATGGTGAAATCACGATCAGGAATTCGTTCTACACAAAGTGTAAATTCTATTGATAACAGCCCTTTAAATGGAGGAAACAAACTATATGGACTAATTCCATCTGTTGGAGGAGGTTCTCCTTGGAGACATCTTTTCCGTGGGGTTGTTGACCCTAAGAACCAAACCATGAGATGCTGCGGAAAGAAAGATTTGGATAATCATCTAACATTCAACAAGGTTTATGGTTACCGCAGAGGATCAACACAGGGAATGTTGAAGTTCACATAAATATGTTCCTCTAAATTTCTATGTATTTTTTGAGACATAAAAATACATAAACAGACTCATAAACAGACATAAAGACTTTTCATGTCTCAACACAAGCACGATGAAAATCATTGTAGATGATCGTGAACGAGAAGTATATCTATATTTGCAGGAAATGGAAAAACCAAATTCGATCATAATTGAAAAACAAACATTACCTTTAGGCGATTTTTTGATTACACAGGACGATGAGACACAAACACCGGTTTTGTTGTTTGAGCGAAAATCTTTTTCTGATTTGTTTTCTAGTATTAAAGATGGACGATACGAAGAACAATCTTTCCGCCTCTTGAATGACGAGCGATTTCCTGACAAAAAAGACATAGTGTATCTGATAGAAGGGATGTATAGTCAATTGAGACAAACATCGGACAAAAAAATCTTGTTTTCTGCACTGACATCACTTAGTTATTTCAAAGGGTTTAGTGTATTACGTACGAATTCTACACAAGATACGGCTGAATTGATATTACATATGGTCGATAAGATTCAACGAGATATAAAAAAGGGGAAAATGAGACATATGTCTACAAGACAGGTCAATATGTCCGACGCTTCCTCGCAACAACCACCACAAGCATACAGTTCTGTAGTAAAAACAGTAAAAAAGGAAAACATAACCAAGGACAATATTGCGGTGATTATGTTAAGCCAAATTCCAGGGATTAGTCACACGATTGCCACTGTGATCATGAATCATGTGGACAATTCGCTTACAAAGTTGATTCATATGCTCGAGACAAATCCGAACGAACTCAAAGAATTAAAAGTCGGAGAAAAACCGCGAAAAATAAACAAATCATGTGTAGAATCATTGAAAAATTTTTTATGTGACATGGATACACAGGAACCCTCCGAAGGTGATCACATATGTACATAAGATTGGTGGAATATATCTTCTGGGTGAAATGTATCGAGTGTTTTGGTTGTATTCGTACGTATAGATGGACGTTTTGTAATATTGGTCAAAGTACGAAACCGATTGAATCCACAAAAAGAAGTGGATAATCGAACCAAAGTACATATCCAAATAATATGAATGGGAGTCAATAGTCTCATTCATATTATACATAAAGACCTTTTTATTTTTGTTTCGGAAAGTTTTATAGTTTCTAGATTAATACATTAGCTTATCACAGAAGATAAAAACGAACCATGGTAATGTTCTACACCGGTATGAGACAAATTTACTGTAATATCAATAAAGATTTTCCCGCCTAGTTTTTCCCATCGTGAACAAAACATCCAATCCTCCGACAAATATTGTCCATTTTCCACACCACAATCGAAGAGAGCATATGCATGGTTTTGCTGGTCTCCTTTTAAAAATGAGACATCGTCTGTATATTTAGTAGAAGGAAACGCTTTCTGCAATAATTCTAATGTCTCACGTTTGATCATCATAAACCCACATGCAATATGTTTCACTTCGGTAAGATTGTTTTCAATCGTCAATTCAGAACTCTTGTGAGTGACATTATAGTCGAGTAGTTTGTGTTGTAAAAACCGTTCAGGAGAATAATTTTGAAATATATCACTTCCATGTTGTGTATCGACCCATTTTGAGACTACATTCGGATCGTTTATGAATTTGTTCCAATTGTATTTTTTTAATGGATATACGCCACCTACTATATAAGTATTTGCAAGCAACAATTTCAATATATCCTGTGGGTTCCAAGTAATATCTGCGTCAATAAACAACACATGTGTCATTTCAGGGTCTGCCATTGCACGTGCAATTAGATTGTTTCTAGCTCTAGTGACTAGACTATCACTACAACAAAAATCGATTTGATATTTGATTTCAAATTGCTTCAGAATGGAAATGGTATTCATGAGACTCATCACGTAATTTGCATAGCATACACTTCCATAACAAGGAGTTAGAATATATAGTTTAGGAGAGTGTTTGGATACATATTCTTTTATAGAAGTTTCGAATGTGGTGGTCATTACTTTGTATGGTTATTGAAAACATGTTTATATGATTTTCGTTTGAGACATATTTTTCTCGTGTAAATGTATAATGGGTGTACAGAAAAACAAGACACATAAACATAAACGACAAATGAGAAGACAAAGAGGCGGATGGGGACTTTTTGGTTCGGGACTTTTTGGTACATCAGAGAATAACGAACCAGATTCAACGCAAAAAAAATCATGGAGTGATACATTTGGATTCAGTTGGATGTTAAATAAAAATGATAAAGAAAAAGAAAACGAAAACGAAAACGAAAAAGAAGAAGAAAACGAAAAAGAAAAAGAAAAAGAAGAAGAAAAAGAAGACGTAGACGTAGACAAAGAAAATAGTCCAACTCTCGGAGGTAAACGTCGTAGAAAATCAAAACGAAAGAACCGTCATTCTAAACGCAAACACCGTAAATCTAAACACAAAAAAACATAAACACATTATAATTATCTAATACTATATAAGTATAATGTTTTCACTATTGAGACAATCCCCTTTTCTTCGAGCGTTTGCCAAACAAATATTACATGACCAAAAACCACCGCCATTGGGAAGATGGAATATGGAAGAATGTCCTACAAAAACAACACAAAAAATAGATTTAGCCAATGAGGATCATTGTGGTCCATGTGGACAATATGCGATGGAACAACTCGAAAAGAAAGTAGAATTACGAATAAGAGAAGTCGAAAAGAAAACGGATGGATTACAAAAATTTTTAACACAAGTATAAAAAAATATATATCACAAAATATCACAAATAATCTTAATCTATTTTTTCTTTGTATAAAACTGAAACAATGTTTGCACACCGTTTTGTTTGTTGTAAATCTCTGTAAGAAACGGATCAAATAACAATGCTTTTACATGGGAAGAACAATATTTTTCTCGTTTTTTCATAAATACTTCCAGATCATTTTCGGATTCTTTCCAAAGACGATCTATATGTTGTCGATATTCGACGAAATCTCTTTGGCTTTTCTTTTTGTAAGTATATATTTTCTCCAAAGCCAGTCCGAACATTTGCTGCAATGGATTCATTAATTGGTTGGTAATATAATAAGTATAATCGATTTGCAAATTATTTTGTAGTATAAAATCAGGTGTTTCTACACGTTCACCCAATAACGCTTTTTTATCTCCGGTATTGATGAATACGAATTTGATACGGTCTCCTGGTTTTGGTTTGTTTCCAGGATCACGTTCTCCGATCCGATCCGCCAATACTTTATGTGCGATTTGTCGAGGGTTTTTGTAATCACTTCGCAAGGATTTGGTAATGGCTAGTTTTTCCATCGATACTTTTCCATCAATTAAGTTTTGTAACGAAAGTGTCAAGAATTCAATGGCTTTTTGGACATTATCCGGTTCTTTCATCAGAATCGTTAAAATGCCACCATATACATCTTTCAAATAATCACACGAATCTCGACGTTTTAATGGCAATCCCATGAATTTCAATTTCCCTTTGTCGGGGTCTTCCTCGTATAGCATCCCGACATAGCGTTTCTTGGACAACAAGATGAAAGACATCAGTGTTTTCTCATATGCCAGTTTCATTGGGGATGGTAGCCACAGAGAGCATAAATGTGCAGACTCTTGAGCGAGTTCGATTGTAAGTTCCAATGCTTTTCGACCACGGATCGGTTTTCCAGTTTCAGGATCTTCAAAATTAAATGTAAAGAATACGGAGTCAGTGTTATGTACAATTAAATTTCCAACACCTGCTGCAAAGTGATGATTGTCTGTAGTAAGATCATACACATAACCGGTATATTCTATTTTATGGATTCCTATAACTTTACAAACATTTACATCTGTATTCGATGGTGCATTATGTACACATATGCAATATTTATTATCGTATGTAGTAGTGATAGTTGCATAACCATTATTTTTTGTAATCCAATAATAATAGTTTGCAGCATCAATCTGTGTTTCGAATATTTTGTTACTGAACATATTTTCGTATGATTGTATATTTTCTTGTTTTTCTTGTATTGTTTTTGGCAATGTATGATGTAATAATTCCGTTCCGATATTCACATCTTTGGGAGAAATTTCATGTCCATCCGATTTTACAAGTGAATGATCATCTGTTACATCTACTACACCTGTATGTGTCAAAACACGCACCATATTTTTATGGTCTGCTAATGTGTGACGAATAACTCTTTGTAAAGGTGTCCAACCTTTTTCTGTCCATGATTCTACACCATCTAATTCGCAATATTCTTTGGTTTCTTTTCCTTTTTCTGTACATACAGTCCATTGATCGTTTCCATATTTTGTAGCTAACTGCGCGATGGTAATGATTTCAACTACATCATGAATACGAACACATACCGGTGTATAATATGCAACACTATCACCATATACGTATTGTGAACGAGTTCGTGTAATGCGAGCTTCTGCGCCTTTTGAACTTGTATACACAGAATCTTTATAAATTTCTTCGACCATTCGTTTGGCATATGTAATCATTTGTCGCCCGGTAGCCGTAATCGAAGCGGCTACATCTTTTTCAAAGAAAGTCGAAACACTGGATCCCATTTGTCCATACAAACTATTCGCAGTGACTTTGTAGCCGAGTTGTCGTTTATCCAACACATTGGCAATAAAAGGATCTTTTTCACTTTCTGCTTTTACACGTGTTTCTTTTCGCGCTTTCAACAAATCCCCAATAATATTAGGAATAATGCCTTCTTGACCTGTAGGAAATTGCGCCCATCTGCATACTTTTTTGCCGCTTTTTACTTTGTCTTTGCGTCCGGGTTTTCCAGTAGCAGTATACCGCTGAATCGTTTCATAATTGTCGAATTCTGTGAAAATGTAATCGTAACCAGGTAGATTGTCGTATCGTTCCGCTTTTTTCATCAAAGCTTCTTTGTTTTTCGAGGTTACTACAATATCGTTAATCTTAATCAGTTTGCCTTCTAGATCATATGTTTTGGTCCATACTTTGCTGTCTGGAGATAGATTCCATCCTTTGGCAATCGAAGGATACAAAGAACTGTAATCGTTACATGCCACTGGATTCTCACCATACATGGCACATTTCGGTGGCAATACAATCGCTCCTTCGTACCCATCGTCGTTTGCCGTGTGTTCCAAATCCGGCATAAATGTATTTTTCTCTCGGCACACTTTTGCCACATAACTGGTGAGTTTGATTCCTTGACCACGAAACACTAGAAAAGAAATAGGTACACTACAAATACGTGACATTTCAATGTAACCAGTCAGCACATCGGTTTTGTTCATCAAATGATGAACTAGGTTGCAATCCTGAATACAGTATTTTGCGACAATTGCACGAGATGCAGCGGATTCTTTCGACAAACGGAAAATGTCTTGTGGGGTGACGTCATCTTTTGCCATACCCCATTTCAATGTTTGTATTTTCGGATCTAGATCGTTGTAATGACCTTCTACACTGATCACATTGTATTTGCCTTTTGAAATGGATGAATTGTTTTCTTCGACGACCACATCACGATCTATGGCAACAACTTTGAATTTCTTTCCTTTTGCATAGTAGTCTACAGTGAAACTCGTAATTTCGATGTGTATGAAATCATCCACATGTAATCCAGCTAGATTCTTACTGTATAAACGTGTAATAGGTTTTTGATCTGTTTCTGAAACGGTAAATTCAACACCCTTGATATCGTCACGAATAAATGTACCCGCAACATCATCTAATTTGTAAGACGACAAATTGTAATCGCGTCGGAAGTAGAACAACAAATCGATTTGTAATCGACCAGACATACCAGGATAATGCAGATCATAATCCCCGCTCGCTAGACGGTTTTTGGTCTGTTCCAATGCAAGCGTATTATCAGACAGTTTGCGATAACATTGTTCATTCATTACACGAGATAAGTTTGTGAACTGGTCTACACAATTTAACTCACGTGACCGTTGGAACATGAATTCATAATCAAAACCAAATATGTTATAACCAATAACAATATCTGGATTTTCAGTTTGAATGAGTTTCGTCCATTGAAGCAAACAGTCTTTTTCAGTCGGAACAGATACGATTTCTGCATTGGCTACCGGATCACACGTTCCGACAACTAGACAGTGATTTTTGTAGGGTTCTTTTGTTCCGTATTTCATGAAAGTCGTTCCAATAAATGTGATTTCATCCCCTTGTAATGGTGGAAACAATGTAGTCATCGCATCATTCAAAATTTTGATTTTCTGTTCTCGTGTATATTCCGAATCGCTAAGCACGTGAATCGCAGTTTGTGTATTGGATATTTTTGTTTGTGGTGTATTGTTGTGACGAGGGACATAACGGTTTGATTCTCCTACACCACTACCAAACCCACCTGATGGACCGGTTTCTATTACAGCACCTGCATCCCCTTCTTCACCATCACCGTCACCGCCCGCACTAGATTTCAAAAGCGCTTTTGCGTCGTCTGCTATCTTTTCAAATACAGAGGTGATTTTCAAGTGTTTCTTACCTTCTCGGTTTTTAGCATCCTTTTGAATGGTCATAATAGATTCTTTTAGATACTTGTCGATTCGTGATTTGATGTCTTCTTTTACAATAGCTTCTTTGGGATACACAAGATCAATGTCCTTGGATTTTCCGTTGATTCCAAATGCGGTACTGATTGATTTTTTAAGGAACATTTTTGTAGTATTTTCATCATTTGCATCTAGACTGCCCATTTGTACATGATATTGGAACGTATCCACAATTTGGGACACTAACCGTTTGTAATTTTTGGTAGGGACTGGAAAATCACCATGACTACTGCTGGCTTCAATATCAAAACATGCAATTTTGTAAGGAACTGGAACCTCTTTCGATGGTAATGGTTTGATATGGTCCATACTACAAATGAATTCATAGTCGCATGTAGTGGTCAATACATTCGGTTGTCTTGCTAGATTGTCATCTACTTCGATCCACCCAGAAGGGCTAATCGATTGAATATGGAAATAGCGCAACAATGGAGGAATTTTGCTCTCGTACAAGGTTAATATCGTACTTTGGAAAATATACGGTTTGTATATTCGAGTATATTCGCCGTCTTCTGAACGTGAAGAATCGTACCACAAACCACGAACTTTGTTGAATCCTGCCATATTTTTGAATGTAACTTTTACAAATCGAAAAGTATCCTGTCCGGTGAATTCGTAGAGTTTGTTATGATCGACGATTTCCGCTCCAAGTAAGAAAGAAGAAGTACCTCCCATTTTTTTTCGCAAATCTTTTTCGAATAAACGTAATTCGCGCACAGTCCATGCTTGTCCGACTTGAATGTAAAAGAACGGTTTCATGTCTTGTATAAACAATGCACATGTAGTACCAGCTTCATCAATTGCGAACATTTGAATTCGAAATTCTGTACTGGAATACTTTTCTCCTTTTTCTTCATCGGGTTTTGTGTCGTATGCTTGAAAATGCATTAAACGGAATTGTTTTCCAGGACGAACTTCAGTCACTCGATTCGGATTAGGGACTTTCTTGAACTTTTTCTTCTTGGTTTGCAAAGAAGCATTGTCCATTTTCGATGGATAAGTTTGTTTTCTAGTTGTTGTCATTTTGTATTTATGTGATTATGTATACACAAACATATAAAAATCAATTTTTCAGTAAAACACCGAAACGATACGTGCGAAAAAAATGACATTTTTTAAGAGGTTAAGTTTCTACAATCCTATAATTCTAAAATCCTACAAATCTAAGAGTATAACGTCCTACAACTGTTTCTTTGTAAAATGTTTGTACTTGATCTTGTTCTTGGTAAAATGGGTTGTCAATGCATTTACAAAGTACATTATCGCAGTAAGATTCGTCATCATACATATAATAGTTGGTGTAATTTCCACAAAGAGTGCATGTTTTTACAAACATCTCGTGATGATAATGACCATATGTGGATATCAAACCATTATATGGTTCTCGTATGCGATATTCAGTATGATGTTCATATGTATACAAATCTGTTTCTCCGACCACTGTCGATACACTTTTGAATACATTATATTTTACAATTTGTTGGGTTAGTTCACGGTGTAATACCACATCACAAGAGTAATACAGATAGTCTTTTATGATGTCAATTAGTACATCCGGTAGATTTAGTTTATTGATACACAAAATGTTTTTAACAACCTTGTCTTTTAAAACAACACGATTGCTATGTAATTTTCCTGTCTTACCAAGAGTTTTACGAGAACCGATATTCGGTCTTGTACAGAGAATTCGAGCGAAAGGAAATCGGTTCATATTTGAGCTTATGGATGGGATGCGTAAACGCATGAAGATGGTTATGATCACTTTTTCAAAAAAACGATCAATTTTTTATTTTCCCAGTTTTTCATAATCGTACACTAACCTACATAAACACATTCAAATGCATTTATTCATATACCATACAAACATATACCATACAAAATTATGCCTGATTCTACAAAACCAATATGCAATATAAATCACCTACCAAGACAAATCATAGAAGAAAAATTAGATATAGCAGTGGTTTGTTATGGTGGTTGTGGATCGAATCAATTAGTCGATCTCTTGGAAGAAAACGGATACCATTTGAAAACCGTGATGTGGGATAAAATTATTTGTCACGCATTGGAAGAAATCGAGACATTCATCCCGATTATTTATATTTACCGGGATCCGCGAGATGCATTTTTATCGATGAAACGTAGGGATTTACTTGTTGTAAACCAACAAAAACTACGAAACAATTTAAATGCCAAACTGAATTATGAGTCGATGTTACAAACGATGATCCAGCAGTTTGACAATTGGACAAAAGTCCCACGACCTAATAAACTGGTTATTCGATATGAAGATTTGTTTATGCCACAAATAAAAGAAACACTTTGTAGATTTTTACAAAATCCCAATCTCCAAGGATTTCCGGTGGTTCAAAGACCAATTGCTTTGAAAACCCCCACACAATACATAAAAAAAATGTTTTTTAAGTATCAAGATCAAATTGATTTAATAAATTTTTATCATTTGCTGTAGTTTGTTTTTTTGTTTTGTTTTTATTTTTTTCATTTAGAAACCCATATCATAATCATCGTCTTGGCAAATAGTTTCACCTGTCACCAATGCTGCATCCGGTGCATTTAAGTAATTCTTAACAGTTATTTTTTCTACTGTACATTTGTCGTCCACTTCTTCCTGAGTTCCTAACAAAATATCTTCAGCTTCTTCGTGAATATCTTTTGTCTGTGTCATTGTCGCATTCAGATTGGCTCTCTCCATGGATTCTAAGTCCAACAAAATTTGGAATGCACCAGTTCCGAAATAACCGAATTGTCCACACATTACATTCGCAGATACACCTTTCATCGTATCTAAACTCGCATGCCGTGCGGATTGCAAGAGCATTTCTGTATGCATTTCAAAAGTCGCTTTTGCAACTGGTCCAAGATCATCTTTCAAAATACCGGATCTATATACCGCAACCATGTCTTTTGCATATGTCATACGATCACACAATACACTTAAATGATGATAATTGATGTATACATCATTTGGGGACATGACTTCCATCAATTCTATCATAATGGCTTGTCGCGCGGCTTCGATTCCAAGTGTTTGATAAATTTCGTAAATATCGTTGCTATATGTGTTGGCAGAATCAATAAAATTCAGTCCAAGTACTTCTAACATATTAGATCCAGTAGTGTCCAATAGCCATGTTTCTTTCTTTACATATTTACCGTCTTCCAATACCATTTTATTTTGTTTAAATGGAATGACTTTAGAAATACCGTCAACTCCACGTAATATAATTTTCTTCAACATCGATTCTTGAAAGTTTTTCAACAAATAGATTTCATCCGACGCATCTAATGAACCGGATTTTTCTTTTTTGTCCGTTTTGAATGTACGAATTCGGAAAATCAATCGTGAATCATTGTAATCAGAATAGATACAAGACGCTTTTTCGCTGTAGACACTCGATATGGCGAAATGAATATCGTCCATACTAATATTTTTTTGTAATAATATGTCGGCATTCATTTCCATACGTATAATCCATTTTGATTTGGTTTGTGAATCTACCATTCTTTGTGTGCATTCTGAAACCATGTTTTCGAATTCGTAATATTGATCGATCATCGCTTGATCCTCTTCCACAACAGAATTTGCGTCATCTGGATCATAATAGATTTGTACGGTTTTCACCAAATCAATCAACCGAGTATGTTCAATCATATTCGCATATTTCATTGCACGATCACGGTTTTCCATATCCAAGGGATTCAATGGAATCGATAGAGATTTCGTTTTCGGATTTTTGGTCAGACGCAAGATTTCTTCAATACGAGGCACACCACGAGTCACATTTGCTTTAGACGCAACACCAACATTATGGAATGTATTTAGTGTCAATTGTGTGGTCGGTTCCCCAACGGATTGTGCTGCAATAATACCAACCATTTCACCAGGATGTACGATCGCTTGTTTATATTTCAAGTAAATGTTTTCCAATAGCAATACAAGTGCTTTTTTGTGAAAGCGTTTTACGTACAAGAGCTGTTTTGGCGACAAATAGTGATCATATAATACTTTGAAAAGAGGATTTGGTTTCATAAAATTCGAGTATTCTATTATTTTTTTGTAGTTTTCTTCAATTAATTCGAATGCTTCGTAAGGAGTAATATCAACTAGACTGTGACTGTCTAATCCTAATTGTCCTTGTATGTTATTGATCATGTGTTGAAATGCAACTGGTAATACTACACCAGATCCTTCTTTGTAACCAAATACATTTTCAATTACTTTCTTTCGGTTTTCTATGCCACGTTCAATATATTCTCGTGTTTTTTCTGTAGTGACTACTCTTTGTTTTGAAATTCGAGTGACAGTCGGTTTCGTGAAAATGTTCATCAGTTCACTTCGTGCAACAGTGGAACGTTGTAGTCCAATAATGTCGTAATGCATGTATATTTGTTCTACGCTCATATGCACAAGTGGTAAACTCTGACTTTCTACACGTGTAGAATCAAAACCGTCGTCACCATACGTGAATTGAATGACTTTTCCCATGTGGTTTCTTACAGTCATGTCATAACAAACGGTGATATCTTCCAAAGATTTAATAATTCTTCGTTGAGCATATCCAGTTTGTGATGTTTTGACCGCAGTATCAATCAACCCAATACGTCCTGCCATTGCATGGAAGAACATTTCATGAGCAGACAGACCATTAATATATGAATTTTCAATGAATCCACGTGCAGTGGGAGAATCGTCGTATTTGCTGAAATGCGGTAATGTTCTGGATTCGAATCCATATGGAACACGTTTGCCTTCTACAGACTGTTGTCCCAAACACGACATCATTTGCGAAATATTGAGAATCGATCCCTTGGATCCGGAGTTCACCAACATGAGGAAACGATTATGATCACTCAAACTCTTGCGTCCTTCACTACCGGATTCACCGGCGGCTTGATTCAATACATTTGTAATTTTCATTTCGAAATCTACGGCATTTGAATAGGCACTGTTGTTTTCGTATACACCCAAATGCATTTTATTGATCAAATCTTGAACTTCTTCTTTGCGTTTGTTGACTTTGTGAAGAATCCGTTGTTTTGTATTCTGATCAGCAATCAAATCGCTTATTCCTACACTGAAACTACTTGTTTTCATGTATTCGGTGATGATGTTTTGTAAATCGTCAATAAATCGAACACAAGTAGGATTGGTGTAATCATTACACACACGATGTAATATGCCTTTTGAACCGGCACCCATAATGGACTTGTCTAATTGTCCACGAAGATAAGTACCGTTTTTGATTTCGATCACATTGTTAGAAGCTTCTCTGGTTTCTTTGGAGTCATCGAACATTTTATTGTTTTGTTGCAGTGTAATTCCTGGGAAAATGTGGGATAATACATCGAAACTGGATATTTTTGCTTTTTTGTCTACTATTTTTTGAACATCTACATTGCGACACATCATTAACAAGTTCATTGCTTGCTTTGGAGTCATTTCGATGCCTTTACGAGTAAATCGATTACAACCAAGAAGAGAATCTTGGAAAATACCGATAATAGGTGAGTTCTTCGAAGGACTAATGATTTGTTGTGTGACGGCAGGCAAATACATCAATTCTACTTCTGCCGGATGACTCTGTGGCATGTGCATATTCATTTCATCTCCCGATGAAGCCTTTTATGTTTCCATAAAAGCCGGACTGTATCTTAAGCCAATTCAAGTAGGTTACACTATCACAATTGACCAACACCCGTTCAGTCTCTGAATGCCTATCGTATCCTTACCATAACGGACTTAGATAGTAACACTGCGGATTGTCCAATTCTTTAACATTTTTACCTTTGGGTACGATTATTAATCGTGTTCCCTCAGAAATGTTTCCATTAAGAGGTGGTAGTTAAAGACTCTAAGGAGTTTCCCGCATCAAGGTGTTTTGCTAATCTTTCTTTCAACGATTCAATAAATTCAACTGCTCTTTTTTTACTGTCATGTAATGGTATATGAACACCTCCAAAGTCAGTTTTCATACCCTCAATATAAACATACCAACCGTATTGGGAATTATTTCTATTGAGTGGACGTATACATTGTTCCCAATCGTCTGGAATAACCTTAATATTCTTAAATTTTGAATACCTTTTATCATGGTAATATAAACTCACACCAGATGATACTTTCATTTTTGTTTCTTGCGTAAGTCTTGTATTATTTCCACCATAAGTTAGGTTATATCCATTTGGAAACATTGTATTATCAGTTTTAATGTGATATTGCTCTCTTTGATTTGAAACGTCTAAAGAACAACACTCAATCATTTTTACCTCAAAATTCTCTCTTCCGTATTTTCTTATTGCACTGTTTAAATATGTACATTGCTTTGTTTTTCCAGAATAAGCTTCTGAAATATGACATTTAAAACGACCAATGCTGCCATATGGTCTATATCGTTTATGGTTGAGAATATGAGAAACTGCCTGTCCAATGTAACATTTACCATTCATTTTATTTGTAATTTTGTATATTTCGCAATACCGTTCGTTTTCATTGTCAAGTATTACGTTGTGATTTTTTTGCATTTTATAAATAGCAGTATGTTTTATATTTATTGAAAGAAGATTAACTAGAGGGTATCAGCCTTTTCAGCCCCCCTGTTTTCGACAGAGATTTTATCGAAATCCGCATTGTATGGAGCGGTTACACCAACATTAAACCGGAATGTATCGCCTTTGTGCATGATTTTCGCTTCATGACACATCATACTCATTTTATGTAAACTCGGCTGTCGATTGAAGAGAACATAATCTCCATCCATCATATGACGGTGGATTTTATCTCCATCTTCTAACCGTAAACTAACTCGATCTACATAGCGTAAATGAATAACGTGCCCGTTTTTGCGCTCTAACATCTTTGCACCGGGATACACATCCGGACCGTTTTGTACCAATTTTGTTAAGAAATTACGATTGCGTTCGTTTACAGTGATCGGTTTTGTAATATTCTTTGCAATTTTCATAGGTACACCGAGTTGACAAATCGAAAGATTCGGATCACCTGTAATCACAGAACGCGCACTAAAATCGACACGTTTTCCCATCAGATTCCCTCTTAAACGACCCTGTTTTGTGTTTAATCGACCAGCAATGCATTGAAGAGGTCGACCAGAAGGTTGTCCGATGGGGCTCGCTCCGCTCGCCTTGTTATTGGCAATCATAGCGACATAGTATTGTAAAATCTGATGATATTTATCAATAATCACTGGATTTGCATTGGCAGCGATTTTTTCTTTCAACATGTTGTTTGTTTTTAAAATATTCATGTAAATATGTGTCAAATCATCTTCACTGCGTTGCTGTGCATCGTGTTTGACAGAAGGACGAACTGCAGGGGGTGGAACTGGCAATACTTTACAAATCATCCATTCTGGACGCGACCACACTGGACTCAGACCCATGAATTGAACATCTTCGTCTGAAATGCGTTTAAACATTTTGTAGACTTTTTCAGGTGTCAATTTTTGTGTGATAGTCTGTGCCTCATCGCTTCCTTCTACTTTCAAGTTTTCCCACACCGCATAGAGAGAAGCAAAACCATCTGATTTCATTTTGGTGGGTTGTTTACAACCACATCCATCATCCGTATCTTCTCCACATCGATTGTAATATTTAGAATTCACAAAATTCCATCGTTTTTCAGGTGTCATATCCATCAAATAAGAATGTTTTTTTTTGTTTATTAATAGTTTACTGCATCGATAGCATACTAATTTGGAAATTTTAACAACTTCTTTAAAGTGCTGAATAAAGAATACAGGCATTGCCATTTCCATGTGTCCGAAATAACCGGGTGTATCGATACAAGTCAATCCATCGGTTGGACAGAACAATCCGCGTTCTAATACACCCATCTTTGCATCAAAGAGACCACCTACAGATAACTTACCTGTTGTTTCTCGAGAAGTGATTTCCACTACCGAGTTCTTCCGAATTTCTTCGGGAGACAACATACTAAACTGTATTCCAATAATCTTAGAAGGATTCTTGTACTCGTTTGTATGGATTCGATTCATGATGTAACAATGAAAACGTCTATAATATATATTATATTTTATTTATATGTGTTTCGATATCAATTTTTCAAAGATTAGTGATACCGGAACTTTAAAAAATTGATCCTATTTTTTTGTCACAGAAAACATTTATTCTAAAATCATATAAGATTTATTTTCTATTACTCGCTATACTTTTGACAATGACAGTGACAAGAAACTCACAAAAGCCTGAAGTCAAGAAGTCCGAGAAGGACAAAACGAAAGAAGGTAAGAAATTGACGAAGAAAGTAGTCGATTCTTCAGACGACGATGATGATTTCATCGAGGACGACAGTGAAGAATATGAAACCATGTCTGAATCAGAAGAAACGGCTGATTCGGATGAGGAGGATGAGGAGGATGAGGAGGATGAGGATGATGAGGATGAGGATGAGGATGACGAGGATGACGAAGAGGAGGAAGAAGAAGTGAAATCTCCATCGAAAAAATCAATCAAAAACAAAGACAAAAAATCAAACAAAAAGGTAAGTAAAATTACAATCGGAAAAATATCGAAAAAGAAAGATACCAAAGAAAAAGCAGAAAAATCTTCCAAAAAATCAAAGAAAACGTCAAAAAAATCACCTAAGAAATCATCTGAATCACAAGAAGATTCGGATGAAGAAGAATATGATTCAGAAGAAGACGAAGACTATGATACCGAAGATGCAGAAGAAGATGAACGTGGACCTGGTATTATTCTTTCAATCGATGCATTTGGTGGTAGTAGTGGACTTCACAACGACGAATATGATTACGAAGAAATGATGAAGGAGGATAAGAATGAAACATGTGACAGTGATGATGAACAAACATTTATGAAAGAGTCTTATGTGAAACTTGATAAAGTTGAAGTGGCAGAGGAAGCCAAGTCTCCGAAAAAGTTGAAAAAGGATAAAAAGGATTCTAAAAAGTCGAAATCCAAAGAAGAATCCAAAGAAGAATCCAAATCCGAAGATGGGTACTCCACAGATAACAAGAAAACAGTTGACGAAAAATACAAAGAACTTAGTCAATTGAAAAAGGATTTGACAGATCAGTTGGCAAAAACACCTAAGAACAAGATTCTTCAAAATGCCATTCAAGAGTGTCGTAATTCGATCGCCAATTTGGTGAAAAAAGAGCGAAAGAAAAACGCCGAATCATACTACAAACTCGTACACAAAGATGCAGATGAGAAGCGTAATACTAATGAAATGTCGTACTTTAAGAAGAAACTTTCACATAAAGAGCAATTGAAAGTCATGGAAGACTTGAAGGAAATCAATTTGATATCCAATAATGACAAACCATACCGATTGCAGTTATTGGAAGCCAATATTCCTCCTAAATTCAAAGCGATTGTATTACAAAAGCTTAATGTGTTGAAGATGATGGAACCGAATGATTCTGAATACTACAAACTGAAAAATTGGGTGGATGGATTTATGCGTGTTCCTTATGGGATTTATAAAAGTCTATCTGTGACTTTACATGATGGAATTGATACTTGTCACAAATTCATAAATGATGCAAAAAATACACTTGATGATTGTGTGTATGGATTGGACGACGCAAAGCTTCAGATCTTGCAAATGGTCGGACAATGGATTTCAAATCCTTCTGCAATGGGAACAGCAATTGCGATCAAAGGTCCTATGGGTACTGGTAAAACCACTCTGGTAAAAGAAGGGATCAGTAAAATCTTAGGGCGTGAATTCGCATTCATTGCACTCGGTGGTACCGGTGATTCCAGCTTCTTAGAAGGGCATGGATACACATATGAAGGAAGTACTTGGGGAAAAATTGTTTCAATATTGATGGAGTGTAAATGTATGAATCCGGTGATTTACTTTGACGAATTGGACAAATTAAGTGATACAGCAAAAGGTGAAGAAATTGCAGGAATACTGACACACTTGACAGATACTACACAGAACAATCAGTATCATGACAAATACTTCGCAGAAGTCGATTTCGATTTAAGCAAATGTTTGTTTATCTTCTCTTACAACGATGAATCGAAAGTCAATCCGATTTTACGAGATCGTATGTATCGTATTCAGACGAAAGGATACGAACAAAAAGAGAAAATGATTATAGCACGAAAGCATTTGTTGCCTAAGATTCGAGAACAAGTCAATTTCAAAGAGGAAGACGTCGTAATCCCAGACAATGTGCTAGAGTATATTATTGGAAATAACTTTTGCAAAGACGAGCAAGGAGTAAGAAACTTGAAACGTTGTTTAGAGATCATTCATACCAAATTGAATTTGTTCCGATTGGTGAAATCGGATGAAAAGATCTTTTCGAAGGATATGAAAATCAATGTACAATTTCCAGTAACTGTGACCAGAGAACATGTAGATATCTTAGTGAAAAAGGAAGACCCGATGAGCCAGAGTATGTTAGCTATGTATGTGTAGAGATAGATTTAGAATAGAATTTTGTTGTATTTCATTAAAAATTTAAGATAATTTTTTATGCCTATATATAAATGTGGTCTACTTCTAGAAATCAAACACGTTACACAAATATACAACCATCCGTACAAAAAAAACAAACCGGTGGACGAAGACGACGGCGTACACCACGTGCATCGTCTCGAATGCAACAAACCTATAGCAATCGTTTTAATTCAAAACCATGTGATGATTCCATGACATTTCAAGATTGTGAATTGGCGATTTTGAGACAAGCAGTAGATGAAAATGAAATCAAGAAAAAAACATCGATTGCCAATAGCGAAGAAGTGAATCAAATGATTGAAATTGTAGAAGAGTTTTTAAAAGATACAAAATGTATTTGTTACGGAGGAACTGCAATTAACAATATATTACCAACTGAAGCTCAGTTTTATAATCGAGACACGGAGATACCGGATTACGATTTCTACAGTCCCAATCCACTAGATCATGCAAAGCAATTGGCAGATATTTTTTTCCAAGCAGGATATTCAGATGTAGAAGCAAAAGCGGGTGTACATGCCGGTACATTCAAAGTATTTGTGAATTTCATTCCTATGGCAGACATTACTGAACTACATCCTATTTTATTTGACAATATTTCCAAAGATGCTATTGAAATAGATGGTTTGTTGTATTGTCCGGCGAATTTTCTGCGAATGAATATGTTTATTGAATTGTCTCGTCCGGATGGAGATGTGTCCAGATGGGAGAAAGTACTGAAGCGATTGACATTGTTGAATGAGCATTACCCTTTGGTGGCAGAGAATTGCGAAACAGTAACATTTCAACGAACCATGGAGAAAAACAAAACAGAAACTGAAAAAATTTATGAAATCACACGAGACAGTTTTATCGAGCAAGGTTGTGTGTTTTTCGGAGGATATGCCAGTTCTATGTATGCACGATATATGAGTACTGCGCAAAAAAGAGTCGCTCGATCTATTCCGGATTTCGATGTATTGGCAGAAGATGTGGAATTGACATGTACAATGATAAAAGAGCAGTTACAAAGTAATGGGATTCAAAAAGTAACTATTACAGACCATGAAGAGATTGGAGAAACAATTCCGAACCACAAAGAAATCCAAGTAGGAAACGATACGATTGCGTTTGTATATAAACCGGTTGCATGTCATAGTTACAACGAAATAGAGATCCAGAATAAACCGATCCGGATTGCGACAATTGATACGATGCTGACCTTTTATTTAGCCTTTTTGTATACCAATAATAGCGAAGTAGAAGGATACAATGAACGTATTTTGTGTATGTCCCAATTTTTGTTTGATGTAGAACAAAGCAATCGTTTGTCGCAAAAAGGATTATTGAAACGGTTTAGCATGACATGCTATGGAAAACAGCCTACATTAGAATCCATGCGTGCGGAGAAAACACGGCAATTTGAATTGTTGAAAAAGAAACGAGATAGTTATGAGTACCAGCGATTGTTTTTAAAATATCATCCGACACGTAGTAGTGTAGACAAACCATCTAGATTTACGCGTAAAGCCATTCAAAGGAAAGATACCCCGAAATCGAAAACGCCGAAGAAAAGAGCAAAAAAGGCATCGAAAAAGGGAACACCGAAAGGTTTTGTATTCAAACTCCCTTTAAGGAAAAATTGGTTGTATTGAATGGAAGTTTTTTCACCATATAATATAAAGATATGGTGAAAACAAAAAATAGAATCGTATTTCGAAATGAGACAAAAAAACATTTAAAAGAAAAGAAACGTCATACGAAAAAACAAAGAGGTGGTTTAGTTACACAATCATCATATACACTATATAAGTCACCTGATGTGAATACAATTCAAATAAACGCAAACAGAATTAAACCTAATATGTACTTTATCAAAGAAGCTAATGAAACGATGCTAGAAAGTGACAAAGTATTTAAAAATAAAAAAGAAATTATCGATATTTTGTCGAACAATCCAGATAGAAAAGTATACAATGTCTATCATTGTAAAAACGATGATTGTTTTAAATTTGCCCAGACTAATCATAACAATGAGATAGATAAACAGAACCAAAAAAACAATGAGAAAAAATCAGTACAAGAAACAGGTGTACAACAAGGACAAGGACAAGGAGAAGTACAAGGAACAGTTGTAAGCACTGGACAACCAATATCAGGACAAGGAGTACAAGGAACAGTCGTACAACCAGGACAAGGACAAGGAGTACAAGGAACAGTTGTAAGCACTGGACCACCAACATCAGTACAAGGACAAGGACAAGGAGTACAAGGAACAGTTGTACAACCAGCAAAAGTACCACAACAACAACAACAACAACAACAACAACAACAACCACAACCACAACCACAACCACAACCAGTAGAAAAATCTCAAACCCCTTATCAAGAATTAGAAAAGGACATCGATCAAGAGCTAGAACAGGATGGGTATTCTATGAAACTAATGGATTTAATCATAACAGATGAATTAGTTACGAAAATGTTCCCTCCCAGTCTTTTCAGTTTTCAATGGTGGAAAAACATATTTCCGGGTAAAAAAGAAGAGTATAAACTCGATCTGTTGAAAGACAAATTTGGTGGGGGGTGGAAAGAAAAAAGCCGAATATTGAAAAAGCACAAACAATATATTAAAAAACATATAGACAAGGGATATTGCAAATTGGTGCAGACCATTTACTACTTACATCAAACAAAAATTCGTTTCACAGAGTTTCCAAGCGATAAAAAACGTTTTTCTTTGCTATTAGGAGGGGATAATTATATATTACAAATATTCCAATTTATGAACAATATAGATCGAGCAATTTATAAAAAAGACGAAGGAACTATTGCAAGCAAATTAGGAAAAGGAATTTTATACGCGGGGACTTCTCTTTACGTGACCGCAGCTTTAACAGATACAATTACAGGCGTGGGTACAGCTGGAGCTACGCTTGCTACTGGAGCAACAACCACCGGAGCTGCACTTGCTACTGGAGCAACCGCCATCGGATCAGCTTTTGTAAGTGCTAGTAATAATCTAGCCAATGCTCAAATTTTCAATGCTCCCTTAGAATCTCTGAGTCCTGTAAGTAATACATTCACAGAGGCAATAAATTCTGTTGGAACATCAGGTCCTGGTATTGAAAACCTATGGGCAACTCAAATATCGTATATGCAGCAAGCCATCAATAAATTAAAAACAATAAATGCGGAAGGAGGTGAAATTGCTGGAGATTCTATTACTAACATAGCCCCTGAAATTGCATCTGGTGTACCAGTAACAGATATGACCGGATTAGCAACCACAGAATTTTTTACAGAAGCAAATATGGCAGCTATTGCAGCTGATTTGGGTGTCAGTCCGGAAGCATTAGCTTTGTCTTTACCAGGCATGTTTTCAGAGGGAGCAATCGCAGCAGGGGGTGCTGGTGTATCATTAGCAACGGGAGTAGTACTTGAAAGTTTGATTACTGCTGCAGTTGCTGCGTCTGCTTTTGCGGCTGCAAATGTATTGGTTATTTTGCCGGCAGTCATGATTTCGTTAATATATGCACGATATCAGTGGAAATTATCAAGTGCAAGTAGTCAAGGATTAACTCGCAAACACTACGATAATATTGTGGAATATATGCTAACTGATCCAAATCGAGAGGAAAATCGGTTTCTTAAGATTAATAAATTGGTATTTGACAACAATACAAGTGAATACACAAAATCATTTTTGAATGAAAAGCCGCCTACAGTGAGTATGTTAATGGAACTAGAATTGGATACACTAAAAGAATTAAGACAAAAAATATTTACATTGGCATGGGATACAAAACATTCGGAACTTACCGTAGATTTTGATGTAAAAGGTAGTTACGTAAAGCCTCTCTGGACATCAGTAGACGAAAAAATTACGGAAGATCTGTTTAAGAAAGAAAACGTAAACGAAATTGTGGATGACTTATTAAAAATGGTAAATGTTTCAACTGTTGCAGAAGACGAAATCGTTTCTAATGCGGTAAAGGAGACGAAAGAAGAACAGAATAAAAATAAGACCGGTGGAAAACGCAAACATAAAAATAAAAAAATCCGGGTTAAAAAGGAATTTAGAATATAATCTGCTTATATATTATAATAGCTTGTATTACAATATGTATCGAACTTTGAAAAAACGGAAAATGCAACATAATACCACAAAACGTATGGTTGGAGGGAAAAAATTAAAAAACGATATTCGCTATTTTCGAGAATCTTTTGAGAAGAGTAATCGGGGAGAAAAACAAAAAAATGTAAATGAAAAATTTCAGAAACTTTTTCGAACGATGATATCCTTTTTTACAAGTATAAAAAAAGAAGATATTCAATCGTTGTTTGACGAATTCAAAACGCCAAACAAAGAGATCGCGTATTCCAACATGATCAATGCCCTATTCAAAAACCTGGAGTTACATAAGAAAAATCGTGCAGGATATGTAACAAATGATGATAAAAATGTCACGAAAGTGAGAAATGCATTATGGATGCATCCTGATAAAGAAACAATCAACCGGATGTTGGAAGCATTAGAAGATTCGAATGTCGTTTCTGCATTTACATTTGATCAAGGTATATTGAAAGGATCCAAAATAGGTTTAGGTACAACTTCTACAGTGAAAAAGGCGTTTAATAACGTGTTTCACAATCGATTAAGTCAAAAAGCACAAGAAAAGTTAAGGTTATTAAACGACACCGTTTTAAAAACAAAGCCTTGTAAACAAGCAATAGTGGATTTGTTAGTGAATTACCCAACAATGTTTCGTACCTTATATTGGAATTCATTCAGTGTTCATGATGAACTTATAAATCGTCTGAAAAAAAAACGTAAACTAGACGAATTCTTTGTAATGTATTTTAACAAGGATTTACGAGACAAGACAGATACAAAAAAACAACTATCATACGAAGATGTGGTAAAAAGTAAAAGGAATCATAAGCTATTTTTTTCTATGAATGTATTTTTTACAACACTGAGTAATAGTAAACGTGAACATTATTCTTATGTATTTCATAATTTACGTTTGGATAGAATCAATAAGGCATTTGAATCATTTGAACTAGAATATTTACGTATCATGTTTACCAAAATTTTCGAGCTTGATGAAAAAAGTATGATTTTTACAAAGAAAAAGACCACTATAAAATATCAAGCGGAAAATGTAGACAAAATGAAAGACGATGAAGAGGAAGTAGACGATGAAGGGAAAGGGGGAGGAGACAAGCAACAAGGAGGTGATTTATTAGACAGATTTCGAAGTAAAGAAACTATTTTGAAGCGTAGTAAACAAAAACAAGAAAAAATGAAAGACCAGCAAGAAAAACTCGAAGAAACAATTAGTCAAGCCAGTGTGAACATTAAAGAAAAAGAGAAAGAAATAGAAGAAGAAAAAATAGAAAAGAATAAAAATTTCAGTGGGAAATTACCTGGATCTAGTAGGTTAAATATGTTTTTGCGCAATGCATTTAAATCGAAAGTTTCGAAAATCATGGACAAGATTTTTGACATAGAACGTTATAAGAAAATTACAAATGAAAATATCAATAAGATATTCGAAGCAAACACAATGACACTATCAAAACTCATTAAAAAGGTAGATAAAATAAAGCAAAAAGGAGGGGACTTGTTTTATTCGAATGAACTTGTAGAACGTGAAATTACTTATATTAATACTTTAACTCAACGTATAAATGAAGTATTTCCTGGTAAACCAAAAATATTCAATCAAATTTCAACGATTACAGATGCAACATTTGATGGTTTACTGAATATGGAAGAGCTTATCAAGAATAAAAACAATATTCATGAATTCCTTCTTGCTGGAAACAAAGAAAGTTTTACAAATTCATTGTTACGCAAAAAAAAAGATATGAGTAATAAAGCTGGATCTATAATTACATTAATCGAAATCCTTTTTATCTGTTTTTATGATACAAAAATAATCAATTTCAACAAAAAAGATGTTGATGAACAAAAAAGAGGTTTAAGCATATACAGTTCGCCCAATAAAAAAGATACTGATTTTGAAGATTATATTAAAAAATTTTTTAGCACTAATATTGAATTTGAAGAGCATACGGGCAACTTAAATGAACGAGTTGTGACGACAAAAAAAGATGGTATTAGAGAAGAATACATTGTTTTTAAGAATGACGAAGGAAAGGGACAGCAGTTTAAAAAACCGGTTCATATGGTTGATAACCCACATGCAAAATTAAAGCATCATCTAGGTTCTGTGCATAATCACCCCAATATTATGAATATATTTAAGCATCTAGACCCTGAAAAATTTCATTATGCGTTTATGAAACTGGAACCTGAGGTATTGACAAATGTTATACGTGAAATAATAAAAGCCCAACAATCAAAATATTCAAAATTCAGTGACGGGTATCTTGGAATGAATCGCATTGAAAGTACTTTTGGAAAAATCCGAGAATATGTGGATTATGGAATGATTCGCGAAAATTTAACAGATAATAAAGTGAAAGAGTGGTTTTCTACATATGTCCATGAAAAGAAAAATACGTATTATCGATCCGTTTTCAATCGTGAAGACGATCCTAAGTTAATTGAATACCGAGAAATTATGACACGTAAATCAAAAATAGAGAGATTAATAGATATAATCAATAAGAAAAAAACGACTTTTGAAAATACAGAAATGATTGGTAAGGTCATATCTATACTAGAACGTGAAGCAGACCCTACAATTAAAATAAGAGAAGAAAAGGAGAAAGAAATAAAAGAGAAAGAGTTACTCGATGATGCAGAAGAAGAACGATTAATGCGTGAACTGGATAAAAAGGAATCAGAAATAGAAAAAATACAAAAAGATCGAGAAAATGCAAAGAAGAAGCTACCAGACTCACTAATTCGAATCGAGCAACTTTTAAATAGAATACATACAGATCGACAACAAAATCATAATGATAAAAATCGTGAGTCTGAAGTATACAAAGAAATCGCAGGACTTTACATAGAAGAAATTTGTAAAAATCAAGACAAATGCAGAATACCGGAAGAAGGAAGTGAACAACACAAAAAAGCTAGAAGTCGTGTGCGTGCAATTATTCGTGGATTAGAAGACCCTATTCTCGTAGCGAAGTTACAAGCGCGCGATAAGATTGAGTCAGAACTAAATGAAAAAGAAAAAGAAGAAAAGAAAGAAAAAATAAAGGCAATTCAAAACGAACAGATTTCTGAAAATAGTAAAAATAAAAAAAGGAAGGCATTAGATCTTGAATACAAACCTATAAAGATAAACGATTCTCGTAAACTATTATTAGAAATGTTAAAAAAATATAATGCAAAAAACTACCTTGACCTAGATGACATGATTTTACGATTTTTCCCTGATGAATTCGATATATATCCTATTACATTTCCTGCTATGCCTAACAAAGTACATAAAGAATCTAGTATAACATTAAATGCATATAGAAGTGAATTAGAACCTGATTTAGAAAAGGGACAAATACAAAATTTAGGTAAGATCGTACCTTCTTTTGATATATCATTCCCAAGTGGTTTTGGAGTATACGATAGTATGATAGATGTAGAATCTCTTTTATCTATGTATAGTAACCAAGGTAGTAAAGTACGTAATAAAGACATCGATAATCCTAAATGGAGTAAATCGATTAAATTAAATGAATTCAAACACTACCCTTTCCCAAGTGATGGTTCCAGCGATGAAAATTTTTCTGGATTTGATCATATTGAAAGTAATGAAAACTTGAGTGACCCTCTACGAAAAGATATTGCTAATGATTCTAATATTGGAAACGAAAGTAACACACAAAACACCCGACAAAATGATAATAATAACAATAATGATTCTGAAATTACAAATGTGATAAATATTATATCCAATGTAACTGACCAATCAAAAGATATAGTAGCGTTACTAAAATAATGATATTGATCATTGAAAACACATAAACACATGTAATCATACATAATTACATATGTCTCAATTTGTCGACGTCGACAACCAGAATCTTTTGTGGCGAATGGCACATAAAATTCCCGAATTTCAAAACATTCCATCTTCACAAAAAGACACTTTCTTTAAACAAACCATTCAACAAGTATACGATACGATTTCGAAACCGGAACTTACACGAGAAGAACTACAAACATACAATCAGAATGTATTGTCTCATATAGTCAGACAACTAAGACCACCTGTCCCACCGATTACAAAACCATCCAATGTTCGACCACAACCACAAAACCAACCCTCCTCATTTTTTGTGGAATCGAAAGACGAGTTGTTTCAAAGACAATTCCAAGCAAAACAACAAGAATATGAATCCATGAATGCAAAACCAGATATTCCAGATGCGGCGGAATTGTTCAAAGAAAAAATAGAAGACGATGAGCGAATTGAAAACATGGACGAACTCCTCAAACAATATGAATCACAAAGAGAACAAGATATGAAAGAAGTCATGTCCAATACAATTCCTCCATCTACTGCAATTTCTGAGAATGAGACAAATCCAGAAGTTCTTCTAAAAAAAGAACCCTCAAAAAATACACTTTCGGAAAACACAAAATCAAAACACTTTTCAAATCCGGAAAAAAATGAAAAATTGCAGTACTTTTTGGATAATTATGATCTGTTTATTTGTATTTTTGATAAAATCGAAGACTTTAATCGTCGTATTGTGTTATTAGAGTCGTCACAGTCAGTCTCACCTACAGCGGAAGAACCATCTCCTAGTTCTCCAGAATCTAAATAATACATATTTGTAGTATAACAAACATGTATATGGATTATACACGACGACGAATTGCGCGCCAATAGGTACCAGTACCGCGTCCTACACCACTTGTTGCTAAACTAGCTGGTTTGTAATACCATACCATTTGCATGATTTCTGTTATATACAACGTCTATATTTTATTTTCACGGGAGGAGGGGGAGTCTATATCTTACATACACTTGCGATGAACAATCGAAGGACCACTTTCATCATATTCATCTTTGGTGACCCAATTTTCCTGGAATGTATTCAATGACGTCAAAATCGATCCGCCTATCCACACGCTATATTTACGTTCGGGGGGTGCAATTACACGAACAGACATACCGGCAGGGGTAATTGCATTTAATTCTTTTGTCATGCGTTCTGCCAATCCTTTGTACATAGTCGTCCCTCCGGACATTACAATATTATTGAACAGATCTTTTCGAAGATCGATATCACATTTCATGATGGTGTCGAATGTTTGTTGATGGATCCCGGCACATTCTTTTCCTATCAAACTGGGTTGGAATAACACTTCCGGACAGCGAAATCGTTCACTGCCAATCGTAATGACTTGTTCGTCCGGTAATGTATAAAAAGTATCGACTTCGGAGGAATCTACTGATTTTTGCATTTCTACATCGAAATCCAATGCTACATACGCAATAGATTCTTTAATTTCACGTACAATTTCTCTTTCTGCGGTGGTGAAAAATGAATATCCTCGTTCGGTCAAAATCTTGCCCATATAATCGGTCAAATCACGTCCGGCAATATCAATACGGGAAACTGCATGTGGCAAACAGTATCCGTCGTAAACAGGGACAATATGACTTACTCCATCCCCGGAATCAAAAATACATCCGGTTGTACGCCCTGCGGAATACAAAGATAATATCGCTTGAATACTGACATACATTGCTGGAACTCCGAAATTTTCGAACATTAATTGTGTCATTCGTTCACGGTTCGCTTTTGGGTTCAAAGGGGCTTCCGTTAACAACACCGGATGTTCATCAGGATCTACACGTAATTCATTGTAAAACGTATGATGCCATATTTTCTCCATATCATCCCAATTCGTGACAATACCATGTTCAATCGGGTATCGAATACTTAATACGCCTCTACGTACAAGCGCAGCATCACCAACATAACTATCATGTTGTTCCATTCCAACCATTACATCGGGGTGTTTGGGTCTACCTACAATACATGGAAAGACTGCTCGTGGTGCGTCTTCTGATGCAAATCCTGCTTTACACATTCCAGAACCATTGTCGATTACAATGGGTAACCAATCTTGTTCTAAATAACGGGACATATTGCAATATATAAATATAGATATGATATTTATATGTCGTTATTCGCGTATATTATTTTTTCCGCCTTATTTTCATTTCCCGATTAAAATCTCCTTTGGTGAGTTTGTATCCCCAGTGTTGCAACACTTGACGTATTTTGGGACTCACGTCATAATCATTATACGTGCCTCGTTTCTTTTGGATCTGTGTGACTAAGAATTTCATGAATCTCCCATTCGATCCAGCCAATCCTTTCCATCGGGAAATTTGTCGGGCATCATCTTTGCTCCGTCTTCCTAAATAAAAGTCACAATACCAATGTACCCATCCATATGGATGACTCGGTTGAATCCATTTCTTCGATTCCCAAAATTCCAAGGTAGTTCCGACTTTTACTTTGTATTTGTTTTTCTCTTTGTCGTAGTCTGGAGACGATAAATTGGTTTCGGGTATGCCATCCCACCAAGATTTCGGATATCGTTTGTGTACATTTTTGTAATCTTTCCCATTGACACCGGAATAAATAGGTCGCCAATACGTACCACCGAAAGATCCCATTTGGAACATTTGTCTCGGGGTGAGATTCGGAGTAAAATCTGGATAATCTGGGAAATACAAACGACCATTTTTACGTGTAGGTGTTCGCATTTTTTTGGTTTTGTTTTGTTTCCCCCCTTTCTTTTTTTGTGTACTCGACATATATATTATCCTCCAAAAAAATTATTCACTTGTTGAGACACTCTTACAAATGTGGTACATTTTGGAAGTTGTTTAATGGTTTTGGCATTTATGTAGGTACATGTACTTCGTAATCCACCTAAATAATCCAACACTGTATTGGTTAAATCTCCTTTGTAGGGAACTTTGATCACGCGTCCTTCAGAAGATCGGTAGGTATTGATGACACCGTAATGTTTTTCTTGGGCTGTATGTGAACTCATTCCATAAAACATTTTGTATTGCTTTCCATTTTCTTCGATGACTTCACCGGGGTTTTGATCATGTCCGGCAAATTGTCCGCCGACCATTACAAAATCCGCTCCTGCACCAAATGCTTTTGACATGTCTCCGGGACATGTAATTCCTCCGTCAGAAATAAGATGTCCATCTACCCCATGTGCCGCGTCTGCACATTCTAAAATCGAAGATAATTGTGGCATACCTACACCGGTCTTCAGGCGAGTGGTACATGCACTATTATGTACAATGGAATTATTTGCAATAAAACTGTGTGTTGGACAATCTACTTCAATATCCCATGTAACTTGTGGTTCTGAGTCTTGATTACTGAATACTTCACTATAAACATAGTCTTTCGTAAATCTATTAAATGTATGGGTTTTCACTCGATAAGCGTCTTTAATATTATCAATACAAGTACCTTTCAATGTACCACATGATTTTTTCTGAAGACACACTGAATAGGATATTTTCAGATTCATGCAACACCAATAAAACAATTCTAAAATTTGTTTGCTTGTATTTGTTAAAGTATAAATGCATTTTTTTGATTTGCATATTTCAATGGATCCATCGGAATCAACCAATCCATCAAAAATACCTTGTATGTACTCATCATTCGTGCAATAATACTTTTCTGGTAAATGTTTGTTTATTGTTTTTGAAAATTGGGAAAAAAGCTTGTTCATACACTTATTATAACAACTCACACTCAAGATTTTTCCATTTATTTCTGAAATACTACACTGATAATCTAACTGTCTTTTTACACATTCTTGTAACTTTGTTGCAATATGCATTTCGTTTGCATTAAAAGACCAGTGGCACGAACCACGTTCCGAGTTTTTATATTGGCTGGTATGAGAGTTTCCATCTCCTAAGAATGTTCCAAATATATATCCTAAATCATAGTTTGATGTTAAATAACGATTGAACATACTTTTATTGTTTGTTACAATCATATCGTCATATATATCACCTCTATTGCAAAACTCTGCTAGATCAATCGTAAAATCAGATTTTAAATCCCATTTGATCTCATTTGGTAATAGTAACAAGTCTTTTTTGGTAAGTGTTTCGATTGTTTTCCATTTAAACTTGGATTCTTTTGGAGTTGTTTTCACTGTTTTGTCTAGTAATTTGGCTTTCCCTGATGATGCAAGCGCTTTGTCATTTGAAGACGATAAATCCCCTATCCAATAATTATGGTCTGGTGTTACATATGTCAAATCATGCCAATTATTTGTTCTAATTTCCCGTATGTTTCGGATGCCTTTGTTGAATTTGTTGATTACTTTTACTGGATCTCCATTTTTATTTATAACCATGGTTCCAACTTCAATGTCTGAAATGTTTTGATATGTACCATTCGCCAAAAGTATTCTTGTATTACTTGCAAAACAACCTGGACCAATGCCCGCTTTCACTACATCGACTTGACCGTTAAGTATCAATTCTTCGACTATTTCACGGGTGACTACATTTCCTGCAACGATGATTTTATCTGGGAAAAAGTTTCGAACTTTGCGACAAAACTGTGTCAAATTGTCCATGTATCCGTTGGCGACATCGATGCATATCCATTTACAATCAATATGTGTCAAAATAGCGACCAAACGTTCAAAATCAGGTTCATGAATTCCAGTTGAAATCATAAAGAAATCAGGATCCAATGTTTTGTTTTTTTTGTATTCTAGCAAATCTTGCAATGTATAAAATTTGTGTAATGCGGTAATGATCTTATGTTTACTTAGTGTTTCATATACTTCTAATGTTCCTGTAGTGTCCATATTGGCAGAAATCACAGGAACTCCTTTCCATGTATGTTTCGAATATCTAAATGTAAATTCTCGTTCTAAATCTACACAAGATCTACTATTGATAGTGGATCTTTTGGGACGAATCAATACATGTTGGAAATCGAGTTTTTCTCCTGCTTCGATTTTATTCATATGTATAATCGGTATATATATGAATCGTTCTATATGTTTTTTGTGGTTTGTTTTGTTTTATGATTTTTTAATCAACCATGAACTCGATTGTATTTTCTCTCCAAACCCATCCCGCATTTCAATCCCACGTTCTTCGCACGCAGGTCCTTCTGGGATCGAATTGTTGTTTTGATCCCCTCCGTTACAGAAAAAATCGGGTTTAGGTTCCACTGTGCGCAACGTTTCACAGACGGTTCGGTCTGTATCTACAGATTCTACGACATAATCTACACATTTCAATTCTCGGATAATTTCCATGCGTTCTTTGCAAGGCATGAATGGTTTTCCTTTTTTTAGTGTGGCTTGGTGGTCACTATTAACAATAACCATGAGTTTGGTTCCGATGGTTTTTGACTTTTTAAAGTATTCTAAATGTCCTACATGTATTGGATCGAAGTATCCACTTACACACACGATTTTTTCCATGTGTGTAGCTATATATACAATTGTCTAAATAATTCCAGGCATTCAAACTAATCTATTCAAACTCATCCATACCGAGCGCGCATTTCTCCATAGGTCAGTTGGCGACCGGTTTCTTGATCGGTAAACATATGTTGGATAGCAGCATCCAACCCTTGGGTTTTCATAACATCCGCTGCTTTTTTGTTGTGATCATCCATTTGATCGTAATTATAATCGATGATTTTATGAACAAAATCGTCCGCAGAATCTTTCGCTTGATCTTTTCCAGAATCTTTGTGTTTTGCTTCAATGCGTTCTTTCGTCGAAGGTATTTTTTGCTGGGTCATGATTTGTGTGTACCGTTTCGATTCCATTTTCAGTATATATAGAGATATAGTTATATGTATATGTGAAATATTCTTTATGTAGCTTTGTATTATGTTTTGTACGATGATCGCTACAACCAATTATCATGGAGTATCATATAAGACTTTCCGAATGGTTAAATCCCATACACGGTCACTCGTGCAATTTTCTTGGTACCAATCGAAACACGCATCCGACATTTTTTCCCAAGTTTCTTTGTCGATCGCATCTAATTTCCCTCGTAAATTGGCAGGACAATCTACACGAATATAATGTACGTTTTCTTGTGGTGGATTTAAATACGAATCGATGCATACATCTGGTGTGACGATCGGTACGGTTCCGAAAGCCATGAGTTCGACTTCCCGGTGACATTTGGATCCGTAACCACGTAAACACAATCCATATTTGGCTTGACCGAGTTTTTCCAAATATTCGCGTGGTGTGAATTTGTGTTGTGATCCGCTGGTACAATGGAATTCTTCAATGACATTTGACCAATCGTCTTTGGTGCGGTGCTCTTTTTGTACCGCATTTTCGTAATTGCCAATGAAAATAGATTCAATGAGGCGTTCATCGTAATATAAAGTATCTTCGTTTGTGACAATGTCTTCGATGATAGCAGGGTTCCTTCCCCAAAAAATCCATGGAAATACTGGTAATGTCGGAAACTGTTTTTTCAGCCAGACTCCTTCTTCTTTGATATTCCCATTGCCTAGGAAAAAACAAGTCGCATGTTTTACTTCTTCATTACACCATTGCAATGTCGGACGATCATATAACAGAGTGGTTGGTGCGAGCCAACAATGTATGCTTTTGGTATCTTCTAATACACGTACGTCACGATTGTTTTTTGCCATGAGTTGAGCGAGTTCGCGGTAACTGTCGCCGTTATGCTGACCCAAACCGGTCATGGGTTGTTTGGGAATACGTAGAAGCCATTTGCCATGGATTACACGGAACATGAGAATTAATATCTTGTACATTTTCGCCATTTGAAAATGCCGGAAGAATAAATTATTGAATTCACCGAACGTTTTGTCTCGTAGATGGGTATGAATGCACTTGACTTGTGAATTTTTGTAGAATACTTGTTGGATTTTGTCATTGTATCCGAAGTTTTTCATGAATGCATCTTTGCCTTCAGGATGATGATAAATCCGCCATCCTTGAATGTTGTAGTTTTCTCCGAAACAAAAATGGCTGTATTTTTTGGCGAGATCTTCGATTGAAGCTTGATCGTAATACCGACTGGTTTTCGTGAATTCCATCCAGTCTTTGGGAATGTTTTTATTTTTTGTCCACAACATACCACCATTATAGAATCCGTATCTGTCAGTGGCTTCTTTTTTCATGTAATGTGGGGATACACCGAGGTCTTTTGATTTATCAACACTACTGATTACACCGGTTACTATGATGTCACTATCGAGGAAAAGACAATCGGAATAATCCATAAGTGCTTGTTGAATGGCAACCGCTTTAAACATTTGAAACTCTGACCAGATACCTTGTTGTTCCATAGCATTCCGATCTAACTTGCTGTATTTGTTTAACATGATCAACCATTTTATATTCAGATTGGGTTGTGGGGTGATTTCTTCGATCATGTACTTGGTACGAGAGTCACTGATTATGACCATCGGTGACCCAGGATGATATATAGATAAAGATAATAAAAGTCCAACTAACTCAAACGCTGCGGAATGTGTACATATACTACAAAAGCTGGATGGTTTGGACATATTTAAAACTATTAGAAAAAATAGGTTTAAATATATTCACAAAAAATGAATATATTGATGAAACGTTTCGGAACCGCATACGGTGGATTTTATTATCCAGCCAACCTAGAACCTTTGAACAGTGAAAGTATCATATACTGTGTAGGTGCAGGAGAAGATATTTCTCATGACGTAGAGATTGCCCATAAACTAGGATCTAAAGTATATATTTTCGATCCCACGCCAAGAGCCATTCAACATGTAGACTACATAACCAAAATTTATAATTACGAGGAAGAATTGATACACGACAAAAAATATGGAGGGGGAGATCCTACTTATCTTTATCAGGTGATGAGTCATCGCATAGATCCTGAAAAAATCAAGATGTTTCCATACGGGTTACATACGGAAGATGGAGATAAACAATTTTATAAACCTACCAATACCGATTATGTGTCTCACAGTGCAGTACCAGGAATGAAAAGTGATGCGTTTATTGTTGTTCCGATGAAAACATTACAAACAATTATGAAAGAACTCGATCACGATCATATTGATCTGTTGAAAATAGATATTGAAGGTAGTGAGTGTGATGTCATTGATCAGATGCTGGATTTACGTATTTTTCCAAAATATTTGGCGATTGATTTTGATTTGGGGTGGACTGGTGAAAAAATAAGAGACATGGATCGTTGTAAGTCTACCATACAAAAGCTGATGAATCACGGATATAGGATCATACATCATGAAAACAGCGATTTTTCTTTTATGAGAGTGAGTTAAATCCAAGTCTATATTTAATAATTAAAACCAACTGTTCCATTATGCTATTTTCTTCAATTGGCATATCCCACTTATTATGCCAATGATAGCAAAATGCTCCTGAAAAAAAATTATCAAAGTTATATTCTTTTTCTGAATTCTTAAAAAATTTAACATAATAGCAAGATAATACAGAGTATAAATGTTTTTCATTAATATTGCCATTCCAATAACAATGAAAAATAACAGATTTATCGTAACCATTTTTTAATTCACTTGCAAGTTTGATTGTATCGTTATAATCAGTTGTTTTACTTAGAACTTTCATAATGATATATATTATACAATAGATGATTTTATATATATAAATACAATTACAATTTTACTACATATAATATATAATATATAATGAGATTAGGGTGTGTTGTAACTGCTGTAAACGAAAATCCACTTTATTTAGGTTTTGTACCAATGTTTATTAATGCTTGGAAAAAATGCTATCCATTTGTGAATATTAAGATTATATTGATAATGAACGAAATACCAACTCAATTTATTGAATTAAAAGACCATTTAATTTTATTTCGTCCGATAGAAAACGTTTCAACCGCATTTACATCTCAATTTATAAGATTGCTCTACCCATGTATATTAAATTGTGAAGATGGTATTGTTATAACTGATATAGATATGATACCAATGAACACGACTTACTTTATAAAACCTATAGAAAATATTGGTAATGATAAATTTGTGTACATGCGAAACGTTTTATTAAATGAAAGGCAAATCGCAATGTTGTACAACATTGCTTTACCGGAAACATGGAGTGACATATTCAAAATAAAATCAATTGAAGATATTAGAAATCGGTTGCTAGAAGAATACAAAATGGTTTCATATGTAGATGGTCACAACAAATCTGGTTGGTTTACAGATCAAAAGCGATTGTATAAGTATGTAATGGATTGGAATAAAAAAACAAACAAACTTGTAATACTACAAGATAAAGATACTGGTTTTAACCGTTTAAATCGAGGTAAAAAAGAAGTTCTAGATGTTCAAACGCAAGAAAACATTAAAAAAAAGGCATATGTTGATTATCATTGTTTTCGTCCATATGAAAAGTATAAAGAGATTAATGACTATATTCTTAATTTATTGTAAGGACTAACCTATCGTTCGTTATTTTACATGAATAAAAATAGAAACGTTTAT